CGTCCGACCTGCCCCTTAGGAGGGGGCTGCTCTATCCACTGAGCTACCGGGGCTTTTCACTCTGAATCACGCCGCCTTCCGTTTTCGACTGTGTACCGTTTTCGTGGCCACGTTCTTTTCGGATGGCGGTCGCGCATTATCCGCGAATCCGGCCACGTAGGAGGGCGCAAGGTGCGTGTAGCGCTGCACCATCGCCGGCGTGCGCCACGCGCCGAGCTTCTGGAGGACGTCAGCCGGCGTGCCACCCATCGCGTGCCAGCTCGCCCACGTATGACGCAGATCGTGGAACCGGAAGCCATCCAGGCGGGCCCGCGTAATGGCCTTGCGCCAGGCCGTTTTCGGGCTTCCTACGCGTTTCCCGCGCCAGGTGAACACATACCCTTCCCGCGGCCCTGAAACGCCACGCAGGACCGTTCTGGCGGTCTTTGATAACGGTATCTGGATCGCGCGCTTGCCCTTGGCGTCGCGGGCCTCGACCCACGCGATCCCGCGCTCGACAGAGACACGATCCCACGTCAGGCCTGACACGTTCGACCAGCGCAATCCGGTCGCTAAGGCAAACGCCGCCATCGCCCGCAAATGCTCGGGCAGCTCATCGCGTAGCGCAACCCACTGCTCGGCCGTCAGGTAGCGCATGGCCGTCTCAGGCTCCTTGCGCTTGCCGATGCGCGGGACGGCGTCGATCCAGCCGGCGCGCCGGGCCATGTTCAAGGCCGAACGGACGATGACGATTAGCTTGTTGTAGGTTCCCGGCGACTTCTCGCCGAAGGCTTCGATCAGGCTCGCCTCGCTCACGTCGACCAAGCGGCGATCCTTGTACGTCCTGCGAATCTGCTTGAGCGCGTTCAACTCGCTTCGGCTGCGCGGCTTCGCTTTCGTCCACGCGAGGAGCGCGTCGGCGAGCGTGCGCCCGCTGTGTTTTTGCTGCCAGAGACGAGCTTTAAGCTCGTCGTGCTGCCGTTGCGCGTTCTCGCGGTCGGCGGTTCGAGCAGAGCGTCTAATTCTTCCGCCGCGGTGGCGAATCGCGATCCACCAGACCTCACCCCGCTTGTAGAGGGACATTCGCCGTTCCGGTATTGGCCGCGCAGATAGTCGGCAAGGTCAACGTCCAGGAAGCGCCATTCCTTGCCGATCTTGGCGCCGGGTATCTTACCCTCCGCGGCCCGCTCCCGAAGCGTGTCCGGGTGCAGCCCAAGGAAGGCGGCGGCTTCCGTCAGGTCCAGCGACGCGGCGTGCGGCGTGGGCGTCACCCGCGCTCCTCCGCAGTGAGCAGGCGGTCGGTCATGCCGATTTGGCCGCGAGCGCCTTAACCTTCCATCGCAGCCATTCATTGACCTTTTTCCAGCGCACGCTCGGCAATGCGCCGGGAGGGATGGAGTCGTTCACAGCCGCAACTTCGTCGATAAGCGCGGTGTGCAGCGTGATGTTCGGGTTGTCGGTCCAGAAGCAGCCCATCGCGCAATGACCGCCTTTGCCATCGTGTAAGCGGCCGCGAATGAGCGATCGCCGTTTCGCGACAGAATCGCGAATGAGAAACAGCGCCGTGTCATCCGCCAGCGCCTCCCCCTTCCCGGGTCCGCATTCCGGTCGCAATTTGCTCATCTATCGCTCCCCTCCGATTGCAGCGCGCTCAAAACGGTACGTCACTGTCGGCTCGGAAATCAAGACGCAGCATGCTGTCGACCCGGCGCGCGGTGACGGCTTCCACGACGACGAATGTCTCGCCTGGGTTCGTCCGCGCGAGTCGCTCGGCTTCGGTGATCGCCCCAGCTTCCGTGTCGTGCTTGAAGTACGGCGATCGACCGCCCGGATTCCATACAAGCCAAAACGCCGCATATCGCAACGAGTTATCGCTCATTCCCGCTCTCCGGATCGTTCCCCTAGCGCGGCACGAGCGGCGCCCCACGCGAGCGGCCTGCGACGGTTATACGCGGCTTCCGCAAGCTGAAAAGCATGCATAGGGAAAGGGCGCTCCGCGTTCAATTGTGCAACCTGCTCCTTCAAATCCTTGCACGCGACAAGTTCGGCCAGCGCCGCCCGCAGCCTATCCCGCTCTTCACGTAGGGAGGATATTTCATCGGCAGCGGCTAGTTTGTCCGGATCGCGCGGATCGCCAAACCCGACTTTGAACGAGACCACTTGCCCCGGCTCAAGCGGCTTCGGCAGCCCCGGAAACGCGCGCAGCTTGGCTATCAGTGCATCACTCATGCGTATCCTTCGGTCGCCGCACGCCTTTGATCGCCTGTTTTGCTTCCTCGCGCACGTTGTCGTAAGCCATTTCTATCGCCTCATCTGCACTGAGGCCGTACACTTTCTCTGAGCGTCGCCGCAACTGATCCGGCGACAAATAGTTGGTGATCCGTTTCAGCGCGTCATACATACGCGCGGCGTGGGCGCTCACGCCTTCGGCTCCGGTGCGTTCATTGCGGCGTCGATAAAAAGCGGGAGTCTCACAGAGGACACTTTCATAACCTCGACATCAACCAACTTGGCGTCCGTTCGCGCGTACTTTTGTGCGATGTCACTGGATGCGACGCGCGCCGCCTCTAGGTTTGGCTCCCACAGCAAGAAGTGCCGTGTATCCACGAAACGCGGCTCAACTCCAGGGCCGTCCTCGTAATGGCACCGCGCTTCTGCCTTCCACAGCTTTCGCGCTGCATCCCGTCCCTCTGCTTGTAGGGATGCTCGTAGGGATTCGCATTCGGCGCACTTCTCGCGGTAGTTCGCATCCTGTGCTTCCCATTGGCGCCGTGCTGCGTCTTGGCGCGCAGTGCAGTCGGCGCGGAGGCGAGCGATCTGTCCCGTATAGCTGTTATCTACTTGTGGGTCTGCTTCTGGCCGCGCATCGTCGTCACGTTGGGCGTCGCTCCGTTCCTCCTGGAGATCGCAATAGCGCAAGAACTCGCCATGCTCGCTCTCGTATGCATCCCAATCTCCGTCCTCGTACACAACGATGTCGTATCGCTTCAATTTCGCTCGCGCATCGTCGTCACGTTGGGCGTCACTCCGTTCCTGGGCGTCGTACATGGCATGCCAAATCCTCGCTAGGCTTACCTCGGCTGGATTTATGGCCGATGCCGCCATCAACATTTCCGGCGTCGGCTCTCGCGGTACGTCACGTTGGGCGAGGGCGGCGGCAGCTTCGCGGAGTAGACTCGTCGGCGACCGCTTCCATCCGTGTCGCGCCCACTCGTCGGCTTCTGAGTTCAGCCTATCCACTAGCGCGTCCCGAGCAGGCGCGGCGGCTCCGCTGTAAAGGCGTGCTAGTCGCTCGCCCTCTAGCCGCAACGCGTCTGACCGCGCCTCAATGTCAGCGCGCGAGCCCGCTTGCGGCGCATCAGCGGGTAGGGGAGCCGGTGCAGCAAGGCAGTGTTTGAACATTGCTTTGGCCTGATCCGCAGTAAATAGATTGGTCCCAATGGGCCAAGTCTTGTTTTTGTTCCACTCGTCATCCTTCCTGCCGTCGAAACTGATGCCGCAGTCCGGAGCGAAATCGCGCGGCAACGGCCACGCAAGGAAACGATCGACCGCCCCTTTGATAATGTCTGTGGGAGCCGGTGCATCTGCTTGGCTGTCCGCGAGATAGTTGCGGCACGCTTCCTCAGCGCGGATCAGCGCGCAGGTAGAGCCAACTATGGTCGGGTCTTGCGACTCGTCCCACGCTTTGAAAAACCGGCGGAGCAGCTTCGTTGCTTCGTCGCTCATGCGGAGTCCTTTGGTATGCGCGAGCGAATTCGTAGTGCGAGGTATTCGGCGAGTGGCTCGTCGCTGTCGCTGTCCTTCTCGCAAACCCGAGCAGCATCTTCGTAGGCGTAGCGCATGCCGGCCACGAAACCGGCTTCCTCAATGTACGGGCGGTCGTGGCCATCGTCGTCCCATTTTTCCAGCGCCGCTTCTAACGCTTCACGCTGTTCTGGTGTGAGAGTCACGCGACCTCGCGCTCGTCCGTGGCCGCGAGATTCGCGCGCACCATCGCCTCGGCGCACGGCGGGCTGACGCTGTTGCCGCACATGCGCACCTGCGCCGTTTTGGTCAGCGGCTTGCCGTCGAACTCGATGTCGATCCGGTAATCGGCCGGGAAGCCCTGCGCGAGGAACAGCTCCCGCGGCCGCAGCATGCGCATGCCGATGTCGACGATGGCGTACTCCTCGCCGTGCACGGTGACGAGCCCGAAGCGCTCTTTCGCCGTCAGCGTGCGCATTGGGTCATGCAGGCTCGCGCCATCCTTGTCGTTGCCGTAGTAGGCGACGAGGAACGCCCGGACCTCGGCGAAATGCGTTCCCTGCGCGCTGATCGTCTGCAGCGGCGAGCGCGCATCCTGCCCGATGTTGTCGCCGCGCAGTTTCATGAGATACGCCGCGACGAGCGCGTTGTGATCCGTCGCCGTGACGGTGGCGACCGGATCGCGCAGATCGGAGCCGACGACGCCGCCATAATGTTTCGCAAGAAATGCCGCGACGAGCGCGCCCTGACTGCCTTGCGCGGTAACGGTCGGATAGACGTCGCGGATGTCGCGCACCCGCGGTGCTTGACCCTCGCGCTCGCCGTTGCGGGTGTTGATCAGGGTCGGCGCGCACAGCGCGAGCTCGCCGCGGTTCGCGCCGGTTATCGTCGGAAGCGGGTCGTCAATCGAATGCGTGCGCGCGTCGCCGTGATGTGTGAGCGGCACGATGAACGGCTCGGCCGCGTTGACGACGTAGCGCATGACGCCGCGCGCGATCCGTCGCAGCGTCGCATCCGCGAGCGGGCGCTTCCGTTCGAAGATCGACGGGCAGGGAATCGACCAGTCGATGCATTCCGCCGCGGCGCGCCATTTCGGCATGCCGCCGCGCCGCCAGCGATCGTGCGACGGCTCCGGCCAGACGATCGGGAGGCCGTCGCAGCGCGCGATCAGGAACAGCCGCTTGCGCGACGTCGGCGCGCCGTAGTCGGCGGCGACGAGCTCCTGCCAGTCGATCGCATAGCCGAGATTGCGCAGGCTGCCGACGAAGCGCCGGAAGGTGAGGCCCTTGCGCAGCGGGCACGGCGTTCCGTCAGCGAGCAGTGGGCCCCACTGCGCGAATTCCTCGACGTTCTCGAGGATGATAACGCGCGGGCGCACGGTCTTCGCCCAGCGTACGGCGACCCAGGCGAGCCCGCGGATGCGCTTCTCGACCGGCTTGCCGCCCTTCGCTTTCGAGAAGTGCTTGCAATCGGGACTGAACCACGCGAGGTCAACCGGACGCCCGGCGCACGCCTCGCGCGGATCAACCTGCCAGACGTCCTCGCGCAGATGCCGCGTCGTCGGATGGTTCGCCGCGTGCATGGCCAGCGCTTCGCGATCGTGGTTGATCGCGATGTCGACGCACCGCCCGAGCGCTGCCTCGATGCCGCAGCTCGCGCCACCGCCCCCGGCGAAGCTGTCGATGATCAGGCCGTCGGTCACGCCGTCGCGCCTTCAGTCGCCGCATCAACCAAATCCGGCTCGCGCGTCTCCGTCTTCACCGGCACCTTCGGAGGCGTCATCGTCACGCAGACCTCTTGTTGCAGCTTGTCGGCAAGCGGGTCGAGCTGACCGATGTCCGGGTGAAATTGCACCCGGCAGGTGATCGCCACCGTGCCGCCCTCTTCGAGATTCAGCCGGAATTCGTTGATCTGGCAACCGTCGAGCACGATCGCGCTGTCCTCGTTGCCGGCGTGATCGATCACCACCTGGTAGCCGGCGCACTTCAGGTCGTACGCCAGCGAGTCCTGCGCGAGCAGCGGGTGAATGCGCTTCGTCAGCGCTTGCGGCAGCAGCACGCCCTGCGCGTCGGTGTCGGCCATGTAGAACGAGCCGCGCAGATGCGGCGAGAGCTTATCGAGCAGATCGTTGCCGCCCTTGACGACGAGCTTCAGGTCGCTCGCGGTGCGCCCGTCGGCGGGATTCTTGCCGGCGAGCTCGCGGCGAACGTTGAGCGAGGCCAGGCGCATCGCGTGTTTGGTGAATTGCAGCATCAATACTCCGATCAATTTTCAGGTTGGAAATTGGAATCGCGCGCCAGCGCATAGAGCGCGCGTGCGAGCTGCACCATTTCATCGTGGTCGGCTCTGGCGCGATCGCCGTCGTCGTCGTCCATAGAGTTCACCCACTTTTGCCTGCCTACGGCGTGCGTCGAGCGGAGAATCCGCGCGTAGTCGCGTAGCCAATACCCTGCGCGACGGAGTTCCTTCGGAGTCAAAGCAGCCTCTCCGATTCCTCAATCCCCTGCAGCGTCGCGAGCACCGCCTCCATCGCCGCGATCTCGTCGTCGGCCTTGCGCTGCGTCATCTGCTGCGCGGCCACACGGCGACCGTAGACTTCGCGCCGCATCTTCAGCTCGCGGGCGACGCACTCGATTTGCCTACCTATCGGAACCTGCATCGCGCCTCCAATTCGTTGCCGGTCTCATTCCCGGCCGTCACAGCCATTCGTTACGCGCAGGTATGGGACGTTAGTACCCGAGGCCGCTGCACGCTTACCCCGCGGATGCATCCGATGCACTCGGTCGCGGGTGGAATTCGGTTCATGCCGTAGCCAACTCCGCGCGCAGCGTCTTGTACATCGCCGCCGCCTCGTCCTGATGCTCGACGGGCAGCAGCATGAGCAGATCGGCGTGAGCGTCAAGCAAATCCACGTCCTTCGCCTTGTACGCGCTGTTGAACTTGTCGGTCAGAGTGGCGAGGGTGAGCGTTGGCGGTTCGGATTTGCCGGCAGCCGGACCCGCGGGCGCCTTCGTCTGCGCGGCTTGCGCGGCCTTCGCGCGCAGCCCCGCCGCGCCCTTGGTCGGCGCCGTCGTCTCGGTCGTACCGTTGCCTTCCGGCGGCGGCTCCATGTCGAACCATTCGCCCGCGCTGCTCATGCCGTCGCGCAGGCTGTTGTAGATTTTCCCGAGGTTGACGACGAGCGCCGGCGTGATCGCCTCCATGTGGCGCTGGATGCGCTTCTCGATCGCTGTCTGCGTGACGTTGAACTCGGCGAACTTCGCGAGCAGGCTCTTGATCAGCTCGGGCGTCACTTCGACCTTCGTCTTGAGCGTCACGTCGCACTGCTTCATGGCACCCTCGACGACGTCGCCGGGGATGATGCCGAGGATGCACGCGCGTAGCCGCCGCGCACCTTGGTTGGCGACGAGCTCGTAGATGTCGCGCGGGTCCTCGAGCTTGTACGTCGCCTTGCGCGTGTAGCGCAGATGCGGCACCTGGAACACCTTCACCTGCCGCGTGTTCGTCTCGATGTCCCAGGCGAAGGCCTCGACGGTCGATTCGCCGTTGCGCTGCTCGAGCTCGCGCACGCCGAACTGCACGTTCCCCCAGCACTGCGCCAGCGTCTCCGCGGCGCGGATCGACGGCCCGGTGATTTCGGTACCGCCGCGGGCATAGGAGTACATCGCCGACTCGGCCAGCGTCGGCCGGGTGAATGCCTGCAGGATACGGTCCATCGCGGCGATCGGGTCGCGCGGAAAGCGCTTTGCGATGACCATGGCGGCCTGCGTCTCGGCGATCGCGCGCGCCTGGTCGGTGTCCGCGGCCGCGTTGTTGGACAGCGGCCGCGCGACCTGGCCGAACGGGTTGATCGGCGCCGGCGGCTGCTTGAGCGACTGCTCGTCGCGCACTTCGTCGTCGGTGAACATGGTGTCGTTCGGCATGGCTCAACTCCTCTTGGATGGCGCGCGCAGTACGCGGAACTCGCTGACTCGGGTGAAGGCTTTGGCGATCTCGGGATGCGCCCGACGCAGCTCGTCGGCGGCGATATGGCTCGTCGACTGCGCCTTGTAGGTGAACAGCGGCGCGCCGCCATAGACGGCCGTCGTGCGGTCCTGCATGAACTCGCCGAGCTCGAATTGCAGCGCCTTGATCCCCTCGTCGGCCACCTTGCGGCGCTCGCGCAGCTCGCACAGCGACGCGTAGAGGGCGGCGACCTTCGGCGTGGCCTCGATCGTGCGGCCGGTGTCACGCGGCCACAGCTTCAACAGGTCCTCGGGTGTGCGCGGCGGCGGCGGGATGCGCGGGCGCACGTGCTCGGTCCAGAATTGGATTGCGGCGTCGCGCAGCCAGGCGATCACGTCATCGTCGCGGCGCACGTGGTAGAGCGTCAGGTCGTCGGCACCGAAGACGACGCCGTACTGGCACAGATCGCGGCCGGTGGTCATCATTCCCCACTGCGACTGCGCGGCGTTGTACATCGGGACTTCGTCGGTTTCCGGCTCGCCCCAGCCTTGCGCGGCGAACGGGTTGACCGACTTGATCTCACCGTTCGTTACCGGTGAATCGCGCAGCGTCCACTCGAAATCGATCTCGGAAGCGAGGAACGGAAACTCCGGGTCGACGTAGCGCGCGTTGCGGGCGACGACGTAGATGCCGTGCTCCTCGCGCAGCATATCGACGACGATCGGCTCCCACAGCTTGCCGCGGCGCAGGCGCGCCTCGCGCTTCGGGTCAGGCTTATCGGGCGGCGCTTCGCCGACCTTCTGCAGGTATACGTCCAGCGGCGTGCGGAACGGATTGACGCCGACGATCGCGGAAATATCGCCGCCGCCGATGTATGTGCGCCGGTCGATCGTGCCGACGTCGGCAAGCGTGGCGGGGGCGTTCATGCTGCCGCCGCCTTGACCGCCGCGACCTTCGGCGCCTTCGCCTTGCGGGCGCGACGCTTCGTGGCCTTGATGACCGCGATGTTGAATGTGACGCTCACCACGTCGATTGTCGTATTGGCTGCGATCCACCATTCGCGACGCGTACTCGGTCATCGCGGCGCGCACCTGCGACTCGGACAGCGTAAACGTGATCTGCTGCTTGGCCATCATTCCCTCCTTATGCGAACCAGCCGAAACAGAGGCCAAGGACAATGAACACCGCGGCGAGCGACATCACGATCGACACCACGCGTCCGCCGATGCGGTCGTTCCAGGCATCGACGGGCTGATCGGCAAGCCGCCGTAGCGGCCGCGCCACATACGGCACGTGCAGATCGGTGACGGACCCGGCGAAGGTTCGTGTCGGCGATGGACTGCGGCGCTTCACGCGATCGAAGAGTTCGGCGACGTTTGTGTTGTCCGAGTTGCGGTATTTGAAGTCTGGATCGAGGATCGATTTCACGCCGCCTCTCCCCTGAATATCCGCAGCGCCTGATCGCAGCCCTCGGCCTCGCCCTTGACGAACGCGAGCGTCAGCAAGGTGTCGATCGAGCGCTGCTCCGTCTCGCGCGTGCCGAGAAACGCCTGCGCGCGCAGCAGCATGAAATCTTTGTCCGCGGTGAGTGGGGCGGGGAGTTTCATTACCGCGTTCTCACGTCCGCCACGTCCTGCGCGTACTGATCGATCGATGCGCCCAGCTTCGCGTTGAACACGCGCCAGCGCTCGGCATCGCTTGCGCCGACAAGCGCCTTGGCGAGCTGCGCCGCGAGGACGATGTCGATGAACTGCTCGTTGTCCCACTTCGGCGCGTCGGAAATCAGCTTCCATTCGCCGCGCGGCCAATAGTCGCCGCGGCCGAGCTGCGCGTCGGTGTACGCGTCCTTGTACGCGTCGTTCCACGCGGCATCTTCAGCGGTGTGCTCGGGAGCGAGCGATGGCGGCTCGTCGCGATAGCCGAGCGCGGACTTCGCGAGGTTGAGCATGAAGGCGTTATCTCTTGCGCTCATCGCCGCGCCTTCACGTTCTTGAAGCGCCGCTTGTTGCGACGATGCGCACGCTTCGCATCCTTCCGCCGGCGCGCCGCGCGCTGCTCGCGCGTTTCTCCGGGCCGACCTACGCGCCATTCGAACATCGGCGTTGGAAGCGAGAAGTGCGCATAGAGCGCTGCCAGCATCGACGCGCCGCGTCTCATGCGTTCACCTTCGCCTGATGCGTCGCCACTGCGCGCTCGAACGACGCGACGGCTTGCGTTTTTGCGTACAGCGCGCCGACGGCGATGAGCACGACGATCGTGAGTACGGCGAGGGTTCTCATTTGACGTTCCCGAGTCCCGTGATTGCTGCCTTTGCCGCCGGCAGCGCGTCGTTGCTATCGACGATTTGTCGTTCGATGCGTCGCACGGACTTAGCGGAACCGAGCTCGGCGATGGCTGACAGCACGCTTACCTTCGCGTTGTGTTGCACTTGCTTTTCGCGGGGCAGCGTCCCGTAATCGACGCACGTCAGTCGCACGACGCCCGCGCTTCACTATTCGACGTGCGCGGCTTATGAACCTATCGCCGGAGTCCACGACGCCGACGTTGTCGAGACGACGCAGCCCGCTGCTCGGCACCGTCTCAAAAGCAATCTGCATGTCCCTTTCGAGCGCGCGCCGAGCGGCGAGCGTCGCCGGATATGCGGCGCCTTCTGGATCGGCCGCGCGCCCGAGTTCGCGTGACATGTCGTCCCACGAAACGAGGTCGCCTACCTTCGCTTGCGACAGCATCCGCACGAGGGCGAGCGTGTCGCTTGAGGCGCGGAAGAGAGGTTGCTTCATCGGACTACCGTTGCGATGCGTTGCGGCGAGGAACGCTGCCAAGTGGAGCGCTGCGGTGCGCGGCGGAGCGGCGCGCAGATCTGTAAGAAACGTTGCGATGCGTAGCAGGACGACGTGACGAGCAGCGTTGCGATGCGCGGCGGAGCGCTGAGGAGTGAAGCGTTGTGGCGCGACGAGTTGCGTGGCGGCGCGGTGCGGAGCGCTGTCATGTCAGAGTTCAAATCCACGCCAATTCCTTGACCTTGAATCGGCCGTAATAGCCGTTGTTGCGCGGACGGAAGCGGCCGATACCAATGAATGCGCCGGCCTGTTCGAGCGTTTCCTTGAAAACCTCTTCGGTGATTGTTTCGTCGAGCACCTTGAACTCGACGTCTCCGGACCATTGGCGGATCAGCGGATAGCACTTGTCGACGCGCTTGCCGCCGCCGCGCTTCCCGTCGGACGGCAGGAAAAGCCATTCGCCTTCGACGTCGACAGCCAGCAGCGGCAGCACTAGCGGTTCGATGCACAGCACGCCGGCTTCAAAGTGCTTCGTGTACGTCGATTTCCCTTTGCCGGGTATCTGCACGCCGAGAAATTTCGCGGCCTCCGATAGGCAGTTCTTGAAAGCCATCGGTGGAATGAACACGTATCCGTCGTCCGTCTTGTGCACACGCTCCATCCACGTCCGCGCTTCGTGATCGCGCGCGGTTTCCTTCTTGTCGCGCGGCACGTCGTGGTGACGCGACTGCGAGTACGGCGAGACGCTTTCGAGCGTGGCAATAGCGGTTTTCATCCCGTTCCTTTCGTTGTCCCGCCTTGATCGCGGGGAGTGCTGCCGGCTGCGTCCTACCGAGGTTTCACGCTGCCGCGCCTTAGCTTTTGTTCGGTCCGAAGACCAGTGGCGCGGGGCCGGTTGCTGCCGCGTCCGTTGGGAGCGCGTAGGAGGACGATAAGCCACTGGCGGCTTGTTGTCAAGCCGTAAATGGCTTATCGGTGGCGATCTTACGGAAGCGGCCGCAGTGGCGGCGCGGCGCTACTTAAACGGAATCACGGATGCAGGCGAACGCTTACATCGGTTAGCGTTTCAATGGCGTCGGCGTGGGAAAGCCCCTTCTTCCGTAGCACGACGTATAGAGCGAGGGGGCCTGCGAATGTCTCGCTCGACAGTCTTACAATGGCGATTCGGTTCATGCCCTCCAGAATTTCCAGCAAGGGCTCGTCGACTCCAGATTCACGCATGCTCGTTTGCGCGACGACGGCCATGTCCGCCAGCCTCATGGGCGGCTCTCCGTAAGCGCTTGAAAGCTGCTCGAGCAAGCTGTTGATGCGGGCTACCTTCATCGCGTCGGTCGAAACGCCGTCGAGCTTGGCGATCGCGATGAATGCGACGGTCTCCGGTGGGGAACGCTCCTCGCGGCGCGCAGGTGAGACCAAGACTGTCGCGACGACTCCAACAATGCACAGCGCAGTGATGATGAGGCCAGCGCGCACCGGTTCAGTTCGTTTCTTTGCCGGGCTTCCGCTTTACTTGGGATGCCTTCGCGGCCGCCGCCGCTTCCTCATGTTGCTTGTCGGCTGCCGAAAGGTGCCCGAGTCGTTCATCCGGCACTTCGTCGGCATGCTGCAGCGCTTTCGAGTAGAGCTCCCGCTTGAACTTCATCCGGTCGCGCTCGTCGAGCTTCATCCACATCTTGGCAAGTTCGACCTGCTCGGGCAGCAATTGCACCATTTCAACGTCCTCCAGTTCGATATCTACATCGATCGCGCCTACTGCTTGCGCAGGGTTTGGCTCTGATTCGTTTCGTGCCCCTTCCGGCTTTGGGGGCTCAAGCGCCGGTTTGAGTAGTTGCCAAGCTTCGACCCGGTATGCGCGCGCAATGGCGTCAAGGTTCTTAACGGTAGTATTTCCATTCCCGCGCCTAGCTCTACTGACGGTCCCTTCCCCGACACCGGCCTTCTTCGCCAGTTTCACTTGAGGGCGAAGTGCAGGTACGGCCTCCTTGAGCGCGCGGAGGTTCTCCGCCATCACGGCGACCGCTGGCTTCCCCATGTCGACAAAGTAGCCCGAATAGCAAGCCTTTAGCGGCTTGACAGCAAGCCACGTATGGCTTATCGTCGAGACCATGCATAGCTCGATTCTCGATGAGGTGGTGACCGGATTGGATGCGCATAGAGGAATTTGGCCTCGAATCGCCGCCGAGACGGACGTTCCCTACTCGACGCTGCAAAAGATTGCGCAGGGACAGAGGAAAAATCCGCGTGTTCAAACGGTAATCGCGCTTCGCGATTGGCTAAAGCAGAACCTGCCGCCACAACAAGCCGCCGGCGGCGTGCGCGACGGGCAGATGCGATGAGCGCCGAACATATTTCGCCGGAGCCAACGAACAGCGCGCAACGGCCGGAATGCCTGACGATCAAGTTCGCCAATGGCATGACGCTGCGCGCGTTCGGCGCAGTCGAGATCGACATGCCGCCGTTGCCCGACATCAGTGTTGGCATCAAGGCCGACAAAGGCGACGTGTTTTCGGCCGACAAGGTCCGCGAATTACTTGTGCCGGCGCTCGATGGGTGTCGCGAGCCATGATCGATCTAGGCGCCGGCGTCTTCATGTTCCCGAGCGACGGCTACCTGACGGCCTTGCGCGAACGCCTGCTCTCCGTTGCGCCGGTCAATTGGGTTTCGTCGGCGGACGGGCTGACATTGACAGCGCAGCTTGCAGGCGTTCGGCGAGTGAGCGCGCCTCGGCGAGCGAAAACGAAAAGCCGATCCACCCGTAGGCGTCGTCGCACATGAGCACGTGCACCGCTTCGGCGTTGGGATCGGTCAGCACCGCGTTCGGTGCGTCCTTGACGACGCGCCCGGGCATCCGCGTTGGCGGATTGGCGCGAAAGCGCGGCTCCATCAGCGCGCGCACGTCGGCGAGCAGATCGATGAAGCCGGACAGCGTCTTCGCATCGACTTCAACGCGTGGCGGCAGCTCGAACTTGACGTCGGTCTTGGCGTCGTTCAGGCGAAATTTCAGGTTCAACGGGGCAGCATCAGGCATCGGTAACTCCTGTTCGGGTGGGAAGGGCAGCGTGGTGCCGTCAATCCTACTCGGGCAGGGGCGACCGTACCGGGTGCGCCAGGTGAGCGTAAGCGGGTTGCGCATGCCGGCCATTGTTCGCGCGAGACGGCGGACATTGGCGGAAAAATATGTTTCCGCCGCGGCATAGAGCATGCAATCCAACTTCGATTTCACGCCGGGCCTGACAGCGCAATTCAAGTCGCTGCGGCAGGTGCTTTGCGCATCGGTCTACGGGTCGCGCGCGAGCCTCAATGGCGTGGCATCGGACCTCGATGTCTCGCCTTCGGAGTTGTCGCGCATGCTGAACCGCGGCATCGCCGACGAGCGCAAGCTGGACGCCGACGACATCGAAAAGATCATCGTGTCCACGGGCGACCTGCGCGCGGTGCAATGGATGATCGAGAAGTTCCTGCAAAACCCGGATCAGGTGCGCGCTGCGGCTGCGGTGCAGCTCGCGCAGATTCTGCCGGTGATCGTAGAGCTCGCGAAGCAGGCGGGCGTCACGCCAATTTCCCACACGAAACGCCGATAGGAGCCGCCCCATGCGCGACGCTCTGCGATATCCGTTTGTGCCGAAGCCGGCAATTTCTTCCAAACAACCGTCGGTAACGGGCAAGAATTCCCGGCTGCTTTTTCCTGAAAAAACGCCCGTTCGACACGACGGCGCGCCGACACGGGCCGAACTCGAATCCGCGGAGCCCGGTGGCCTGCCGCTGCTGATCCTGTTCTACGCGGCCATCTGGCTCGCGACGTGGGCCATCGCACACGTGCAGCCGGGGCTCGCCCTCGGTGTCGGCGCGGCGTTCGTCATCGTGCCGGGAATCTACCTTCTGGCGCGCGTTCGCATTGAGCGGGTCGCGCTTCTCTTGCATCCGGGTCGCCGGTATCGGGGTTAGCTGCGTGGCCGTCCCTGATTCTGGCGGTCCGGATGCGTCGCTTCTTCGGCGTCGTCTCGCGCATGACCGCGAACGGCGCAGCGTTTCGGAGCTCGGCAACGATATGCGTGCGTGCGGCTCTGAGGCGATTCTGCTGCTCGTGCAGCTCGTGCACGGCGGGGCGCATGCGCTGCCGCCGTGGGCCCGCGAGCCCGCCGGTCGTATCGTCGCGCGCTATCACGCGGCGACGCATCGGTTAGATCTCAAGTTCGACGCCGATACGAAGGACCATCGCCGATGAAGACGAAGATGCTGCGTTTCGCGAGCGAGGCCGACATGCATCGGGATCGGCAAGCGCGACGCGAGGCGTTCAATGGCGGATCGCGAGGGCGAGCCGTCGTTCCAGAGCGCGACGTTCTGGCCGCGGGGCTCGAGTTGATGCATAAGCATCCCGGCGTGCGCTTCGCGTTTCGCATGAATAGCGGCTCGGGATTTCTTTTGTACGCCGACAAGTTCAAACAGCTTGTCGCCGATGGCCACCTGAAGGCGAGCGATGCGCGCTTCATGCGCTTCGGTTTCCCCGGGTGTCCCGACGTCATCGCCATGCTCGCCGGCGGTAGGCTCTGTTTCGCCGAAGCGAAATCGAGCGTAGGTCCTATCCGTGATGACCAGCAAGCGGTGCTTGAGGCCACGAACGCAGGGGGCGGACTCGGCTTCGTGTTTCGCAGCGTCGAGGACGTGGTGAAGGCGCTCGCATGATGCGTGATAAGGCCACACCGCTCGAGCGGCGCAAGCGCGCGATCGCGACGTTCATGGTGCGCGTCGGCCAGGTCGGGCGCACGGCGCGACGCAAGCGCTGCGAGCACACGCTGCCGCTGATTCCGCTGGTGCTGATCCTCGACGCCGATGGAACGCTGCGCGGGGATGCGCGCGAGCTCGTCGAAAGGATTGCGGCATGACCGATCTCGCCGTCCCCGTGCGCACCTACGCGGAAAAGCTCGCGGATCCGCGCTGGCAGAAGGTGCGCCTCGAGGTCTTCGATCGCGACGATTGGCGTTGCCGCTGCTGCGGCAATCACGAATCGGAGCTCCACGCGCACCATTCGTTCTATCGCCAAGGCTGCGATCCGTGGGATTACCCGGTCGACTCGATCATCACGTATTGCCACGGCTGCCATGAGGCCGAGCATGGGCGCAGTTTCGCAGGCGACGCGGGCGTGCTGCAGCTCCTACGCAAAGCCGGCTTCGCTAGGGTCGAGGATCGCGTCTGCATCGCTTCGGCCTTCGTGCGCGAGGTCGGCGCGCTGTCGATCGACGACCTCGCCGAGATCGAGATTGTCGTCCGAGTGCTCGTCGGTCATCCGGACATTCGTCAGGCGATCCTGAAGGAATGCCTCGCCAGGGAGAATGCGGGTTGATCACCGCCGGCGAAATCTCCGAGCGGCTAGCACGCCAAGCTGAAAGCGTTGCGCAGAAGCTCCTACCGGGCGGCAAGCGCGAGGGCCGTGAGTACGTCTCCGGTTCCACCGGTGGAGACGCGGGGAAATCGCTCAAGGTGTGCCTTTCCGGCGACAAGGCCGGCATCTGGTCCGACTTCGCCACCGGCGAAGGCGGCGATCTTCTCGATCTTTGGGCCGCGACACGCAGCATCAGCGTCGCCGACGCGCTGCGCGAGTCGCGCGACTATCTCGGGATCGCACCGCCGGCGTTCGCCGGATCGAAGCCGCGGGAATACCGCAAGCCAGACCGGCCACCGGTCACGCGCCCGAAACTGCGGGTGCTCGAGTACCTGCGCGGGCGAGGCTTGACCGACGAGACGATTGCGGCGTTCCGAGTAGCGGCGTCGCCCGACGACGATGAGATCGTGTTTCCATTCCTGCGCGGCGGCGAGCTCGTGAATGTGAAGTACCTGAAGCTCGAGCGTCCGAACGGCAAAAAGGTCGTGCGCCAGGAGAAGGACGCCGAGCCGTGCCTCTTCGGCTGGCAGGCGATTCCCGACCGCGCGCGCAGCATCGTGCTCACCGAAGGCGAGATCGACGCCATGACGTGGCATCAGATGGGCTTTCCGGCCTTATCGGCATGGTCGGGCGCCGGCAATCTGCAATGGGTCGAAAACGAGTGGGACCGCCTCGCGCGCTTCGATCGCATCTACGTCGCGTTCGACGCCGACGAAGCTGGTGAAGCCGGCGCGAACGCCGTCGTGGCGCGCATCGGCCGCGCGCGCTGCCGCCTGGTCACCACACCGTACAAGGACGCCAACGAGTGCCTGCAGAACGGGCTCGATCGCGCCTGCTTTCGCGACATGATCGACGCCGCGCGCTCGCTGGATCCGAAGGAATTACGCTCGGCGTCGACCTATCGCGAGGCGGTGCTCGCCCGGTTCTTCCCGCCGGAAGGCGAGCAGCGCCGACTCGACACGCCGTTCGAAAAACTGACGGCCCGCGGCGTCGGCTTCCTGCCCGGCGAGCTCGTGCTCGTGAACGGAATCAACGGACATGGGAAAACTTCGTTCGTGTCGCAGGTCGCGCTCTCGTTGCTCTGGCAGGGCGCGAAGTGTTGCATCGCGTCAATGGAGGTCAAGCCGGACATGCTGCTGCAGCGGATGACGATCCAGGCGTGCGCACTGCCCGAACCGTCGCGGCCATTCATCGAGCACGTGCAGGACTACTGGGACGGTCGACTGTGGATGTTCGACGTCGTCGGCACCGCCAAAGCCGAGTACCTGCTCGACGTATTCCGCTACGCGCGCGCCTGCTACGGCGTCACGTGCTTCGTGGTCGATTCCTTCGCCAAGTGCGGGATCGACGACGACGATTACACCTCACAGAAGCGCTTCGTCGAAGCACTGTGCGACTTCAAGAACGAAACCGACTCGACCGTGTTCCTCGTGACGCACTCGCGCAAGCTGGAAAGCGAGACGCGCACCGTCGACAAGATGGACATCAAGGGCAGCGGCGCCTTTGCCGACCTTGCCGATACAGTCACCACGCTCTGGCGCAACAAGTCGAAGGAAGCGCGGCGCTCCGACGACGATGAGGATCCCACCAGCCCCGTCGAGGACAAGCCGGACGCCGTCTGGTACTGGCAGAAGAACCGCAATGGCGACTTCGAAAAACCGGTGGCGCTGTGGTTTCACGCGCCGACGCGCCAGTTCCTCGGCAATTCGGAAGCCAACCCGCGCGCGTTCGTCGGCTTCGTGCGCGACGCGTCACCCCAGCTCGGGATCGCAATATGAACGAGCGCGAGCGCAACCGGCGGGAGTTTCCGGAAGCGGCAGCGTTCGTTGATCGAATGCGAAGCGTGTTCGGTCCGTCGGTCCGGCTACGGTGGTGGGTGGAGAACGGGAAGAGCATCGGCGCCGTGCCGGAAGAAATGGTCAGGCATTTTCAACAACAGCAGCACGAGGGAACGGTAGGCGGCTCATGCCAGATCGCATCATCCGGGACGAGCTCCTGACCAGCGAACGATGGACGAAACTCGAGGACAACGCACACCGGGTAGCGTACGTGACGCTGCTACTCGTCGCGGATGCCTTCGGCAATTGCGAAGGCGGCCAGTATCGCCTCGAGCGACTTTGGCGTGACTACCGGATCGAAAGCGATGGCGTGGATGAAACCGTTGCCGCCCTCATGGGCCAGGACCTCGTCCGGCTCTACGAGTGCGACGGCAAACGCTACATCCACATCCCACGCTTCCGGCAGACCACTCGCTACAACAAGCGACTGCATCCACTGTCTCCATGGACCACTGAAGCGCAAAAACAATCACTTGCGAAAAATTCGCATGGTGAGCTACAGGTGGGCACCATGATTGCACATGTGCGCACGTGCCGAAGTGGTGTAGGTGTAGGTGTAGGTGTTGGTGAAGATGTTGGGGTAGGAGTAGGTGTTGGGGTTGGAGTAGGTGACACCCTCTTGCGCACGCCTGCAGCGCGCGCGGCAGGTGACCGGCGAGTTCGCAAGGCCAATGGCCACGATGCGGACCGCGACCCGGGATTTCTCGCCTTCTGGACCGCCTACCCGAGGAAAGACAGCAAAGCCGAAGCAGCAAAGATCTGGGCCAAACTCAAGCCGTCGAGCGAGCTCGTCGAGCGGATGATCTCCGCCGTGACACGAGCCGCGACCTCGCCGGCATGGCTTCGCGACGGAGGGCAGTACATCCCGTACGCGTCGAAATGGCTCAACGGCAGGCGGTGGGAGGATGTCGGCTCATCCAACGAACCCGTCCTGGACGATCTGGTGTGACTGCCGCAACCATCTCACTCCCCACCACGCGCTGCGCAAAGCTCCTGCGCAAGTGGGCGCGTGACGTCGCGATCGAGGTCCGCGATGCCATCCGCGAACGCAATGCCGGCTACGGCTCGCACGTGCTATGGGTCAACGGCGACGAGGTGCATTACGAGCCATCCGGTTCCGATGCGCCGGTCGGTTGGAAGCTGGTCGGCGTCTACGACGTCGCGGCGAGCATCAGCGACATTGCCGACGACATCGAACTCGTCGCTTCTCGGGAGCCGATGCATGCAAGCGCCTAGCGGCAACCTCGAGCAGCGCGCGTTTGACTTCCTTGCCGCGCGCGCCGGCGTCGATCTGCGCGAGGCGTGCAGCGTGCTGCCGCAGCGCTGCGAATCGGTCCGCCAGGCGTTCTACCGGCTGCGCGAACAAGGTCTCGCGGATTGCGTGAAGGCTGGCGGCGTGCGCCTGTTCTTTGTTGTGCGCAATGCGGCGCGACCGCTGGACGATCGAGGCGCATGGCGGAAAAAGTAAGCGCGACGCTATGGGCGAAGTGGGACGCGAAACTCTACAACTGGGCGCTGTGCTACAGCGGGCTGGATCGCCAGGCACCGATAAGTGAAGCGTACGATGCGCTTGAACTTGGCAAGCGGACCGGTGAAGTGCGCGACGACAAGGCGCGTGCCGCTGTGTGGGAGACGCCGGAGCCGCCGGGCATAACAGGTGACGCCATGGATGTGCAGGCCTTGGTCATTCGGCTGCCCGGGTCGCTCTATTCCGCCGTGCGAGCGTACTGGTGCCTCGCGCTTCCCGTAGATGAAAAGGCCAGAGCAATCAATGCTCACGTCTCAACGCTGTACCGGCGCGTCGACGAAGCGATCATTGAACTAGAGCGCATGGACGGCGCACTGCGCAGGGGCGAGCGGCCAAATCCGATCACCGGGAAACCAGGGTCGGCAGCCGTCGTTCGCAGGTCAACGTTCGTGCCTGACAATCCGGACGGTTGAAGAAAAAACAACTATCGCGCGAAGAATCCATGTAGATTTCGCTACGCTCGCGCCGAGCTTTCGCTCAACGCAGCGCATGAAGCCCACGATGTCAGTGGGCTTCGCCTTTTAGGGGAGTGCCGAAATAGCGTCCGGAGTCGGGGTAAGACTCACGACCAACGTCGATCAGGTCTTTCGCGACATGGACGCGTTCGTCTCAGATGTCGTATCCATCGCAGCGCCGCGCGCGATCAACAAGCTGCGCGACCAGGCCAAGACTGCTGGCTTTCGCAAGGTCAGTGAGCTCTATGGCATCGGTCCTCGCACCATGGATCAATACGCTCGCGTGACCTACGCCAGCGCAGTCGACCTTAAAGCGCAGATCAACGTCAAGGGCAAGGGCTTTCCGCTCGCAGCCTTCCAACCGCGCCAGACGGCTGACGGCGTCTCGGTCGTGATCAAGGGCGTGCGCCAGATCATCGCGCACACGTTCCTGGCCAAGATGCCGAATGGTCACGTGGGCGTGTTCGCGCGTGGCACGTACGGCAAGAGTTTCATCTTCGGTCGAGGCAAGCACAAGAAGCGTCCCGATGGCGGCTGGACGGAGCTGCCCATCAACGAGCTCTATTCGTTCGCGCCGCCTGACGCATTCGGCAATCCTGAAGTGGTAGATGCGATGCAGTCACGCGTAGACGAGCAGGCGCCCATCGTGCTGAAGCAAGAGATTCGGTTCGCCGCGCGATGAGCCAAGGTATTTGAATTGAAAGCGAACGGGTCCTTCTCGCGCATTGGCAGACAGCGGGCGGCAAGCACGCGAGATTTGAACAGGTCAGAAAAAGTAAAGTCGCTTAACGCTTAACCGTGGCCACCATGACCCGCTCCGAGTACGCGAAGCATCGCGACGTGAGCCGGGCCGCGGTCACGCAGTGGGCGGCAGCCGGTCGCATCGTGACCGACGCAAGCGGCAACGTCGTCGTCGACGAATCGGACAAGCGTCTGGCCGAGACCATGAATACGCGCGGCGGCAAGCGCCCACGTACCGACCTCGGCCAAGCGGCGCAGAGCGATCCCGTCGACACCCCGACGCAAGGCACGCTCGTCTTGCCGCCGGGCAGCTCGCTGACGCAGGCGCGCACCGCGCAGGCGCAGAGCAGGGCGCGGCTGGACGAGCTCGACTACCTCGAGCGTGTCGGGGCGCTGGTGGAACGCGCGCGCTACGACCAAGCCATACTCGATGCGCTGGCCCCGATCCTGTCGCGGCTCGATTCAATCGCCTCGCGCGCGGCGCCTAAGCTGCTGGGCCTGACCGACGTGCGGCGGATCATCGACGTCGTCGACGACGAGGTCATCGCGCTGCGGCAGGAAATCTTCGACACGCTGCGCGCCATGGCCGCGGCCGGCGGGGCGACGAAGCAGTGAGCGATGCGCACCCTCAGCGTGCGTTCGACGGCCCCGACGGGTACGTTGCCGGCCTCGAGGCCATTTCGCGCGCGTTTGAACCGCGCCGGCCGCTGCCGATATCGGCGTGGGCGGCGCGAAACCGCGTCCTTTCGGGAAAATCGGCGTCTGAACCTGGCCGCTGGCGCAATGAGCGCATCCCGTACCTACCGGCGATTATGGACGCGCTGGGTCCGCGCGACCCTGCGCGGATCGTTGTCTTCGTGGCGTCGAGCCAGGTCGGCAAGAGCGAGTGCGGGCTCAACTGGATTGGTTCCACGTGTCACCAGAAGCCGGAATCGTTCCTCGTGCTGTTCCCGACCGAGAAGGTCGCCCGCAAATGGGTGCGCACGCGGCTTGATTCGATGATCGCGACGACGCCGGCGCTGCGCGCGATCCTGCCGCCCGGCCGGCGCTCGTCCGCCGGCAACACGCTGCAGGAGAAGCACGGCCCGGGCTTCGTGCTCTATACCGGCTCGGCGAATATCCCCGACGATCTCGCGTCCGTGTCGGTCCCGCACGTGCTGCTCGACGAGGTCGACCGCATGCCGACCGTGCTCGATGGCGAAGGCGACCCGATCGAGCTCGCGATGCGGCGCCTGACCACATTCCCGCGCTCGAAGTGCTTCATGGCGTCGACACCGACGACCGAGGAAACCTCGCGCATCTGGCCGGCGTGGGAAGGCTCGTCGATGGCGCGCTACTATGTGCCGTGCACGCACTGCGCGCACGCGCAATATCTGCGCTGGGAACAACTGAAATGGCCGGAAGGGCGTCCCGAGCAGGCGATGTACGCGTGTGAGTCGTGCGGTGGCCTGATCGAAGAGCGCGCCAAGACGGAGATCCTCGCGGCGGGCGAATGGCGCCATGAGCATCCGGAGCGCGAGATCGAGGTCAAGGGCTTCCACGCGTCGGGGCTGATGACGCCGATCGGGCTCGGCGACTCGTGGGCGCAGCACGCGAAGGTGTGGGAGCGCGCGAAGGGCAGGCCGGAGAGCCTGCAGGTGTTCTTCAATACGCGCCTGGGCGAAGTCGTCAAGAGCGAGCGCCAGCAGCTCAGGTGGGAAGCCGTCTACGAGCGGCGCGAGCCGTATCGGCTGCGCACGATCCCGAAGGGCGTGCTGCTCCTCACCGGCGGCACAGACGTGCAGGCCGACCGGCTCGAGACGCAGATCCTCGGCCACGGCCGCGAAGAGCGGATCACCGCGGTCGATTACATCGTGCACCGTGGCGACACGACGCGCCCGGAAGTGTGGGCCGAGCTTGACGACTACCTCGCCGGCGAGATCGTCAACAGCTTCGGCGTGCCGATGCGTCTCTCGTGCACGCTGATCGACTCGAACTACATTACCGAGACGGTGCTCGGCTTCACACGTGAACGGAAGTCGCGCAACATCCTCGCGGCCCGCGGTTCGAACATCGCCGGGCGCCTGCCGATCGGCAAGCCGTCGTATCCCGACGTGAAATGGCGCGGCAAGCAGGACAAGTACGGCGTCGAGCGCTACGAGATCGGCGTGTCGATGCTCAAGCACTGGCTCTACATGCGGCTCGCGGCCGATGCAGGGACGTCGGATGCGCCGATGCCGATCGATAGCCGGCACATCCGCTTCAGCGACGAGCTGCCGCAGGAATACTACCGGCAACTCGTGGCCGAAATCTTCGACCCGAAGAAGGGATGGATCGCGCGCGCCAACTATCACCGCAACGAGGCGCTGGACACCTTCGTGCTCGCGCGCGCGGCGGCGTTACATCACTCGGTCGCCGTCCATCGCATGCGCGAGGCAGACTGGGCTCGCCTCGAGGCGCTGTATGAGCCGACGACGAAGCAGGAAAAGAGCGGCAAGCCGCCACAGCGCTTCCCCGGCTTCGTCCCGGTGCCAGCAAGGACGGACTGATGACCGCCGAAACGTGCGATCAGATGCGGGCGCGGCTCGCAACCTACGTCGCGGCGCGCGACAACATCGTGATGGGGAAGCAGGTCGCGTCATTCGGCCACGGCGAGAATCACCAGGCGTATGCGGCGCCCGATCTAAGGACGCTGAACGCCATGATCACTGGGCTCAAGGGCGAGATCGCATGCAAGTGCCCGGGCAACGGCCGGGCCAATCGCGTGATCCACATCACGCCGTCCGACGGCAGTAGACGCTGGTGAGCATGCATACCGCGCTTGCGAAGCCGCATTACACGCTTCGCGGGGGCGAGCTCGTGCCGAAGATGACGGGAGATTTCCCGGTCGAGCGGTCGAATCGGCTGTGGGATACGTCGAACAAGGGCGCTGGCTGGACGCGCGACGTTGCCGACTGGAATCCACGCCGCGGCTCGGCGGACGCGGACATCCTGCGCGATCTGCCGATGCTAACCGGGCGTTCCCGAGACATCGAGCGCAACAACGGCGTTGCGAACGGGATCGTCCGTACGCTCACCGACAACGTCGTCGGTACCGGTTTTCGGCTGGTGCCGCGGCCAAACTATCTCGCGCTCGGCAAGGACAAGGCGTGGGCGGACGACTGGTCCCTGAAGGTCTCGGCGCTGTGGTGGCAGTGGGCGGAAACGACGGCCTGCGACGCCGCCGACACGATGACCTTCGACCAGATAACGACGCAGATCCTCACCGGGCAGATTCTCAACGGCAGCGCGCTCGCGCTACCACTGTGGCTCCCCGATCGCAACGACGGATTCGCGACGAAATTGCAGACGGTCGAGGCCGATCGGCTGTCGAATCCGAACGGCGAGCCGGATTCGCAACGCCGCCGCGGCGGCATCGAATTCGACGAGTACGGCGCGCCGGTCGCGTATCACGTCCGCAAGGTCCACCCTGGCGACTTCCTGATCGCAGGCGTGCAGAACGTTACCGATATGTTCACGTGGGAGACGATCCCGCGGCGCACGCCGTTCGGCCGGGCACGCGTGCTGCACGTGTTCGATCCGCAGCGCTCGCAGCAGTCGCGCGGCAAGCCGCTGCTCTCGTCGGTGCTCTCCGAGTTCAAGAACGTCGATCGCTACACGATGGCCGAGCTGCAGGCGGCCGTGGTCAACGCGATGATCGCGCTGGTGATCCAGACGCCGATGGACCCGGAACAGGTCGCGCACCTGTTCGGCAACAACATGGACAAGTACCTCGCGTTTCGCGACGAGCATCACGTACGCCTGCAGGCCGGCAGCGCGATCTCGCTCAATCCCGGGGATACGGCGCAGTCGTTCCTGCCGCAGCGTCCGGCGTCAGGCTTCGGCGCCTTCCTCGAGAACATGCACCGCATCATCGGGTTGCCGGCGGGGCTGCCGTACGAGCTCGTGATGAAAGACTTCTCGAAGACCAACTACTCGAGTGCACGCGCGTCGATGCTCGAGGCCTGGCGCTCGTTCCTGCGCTGCCGCGACTGGCTCGGCACGCAATGGTGCGACCCGGTGTACGACCTCTGGCTCGAGGAGATGGTAAACGCCGGGAGGATCGAAGCCGCGGGCTTCTACGACAAGCGCGCCGCGTGGACGCGCTGCCGCTGGATCGGCCCTGGCCGCGGCTGGGTCGACCCGGTCAAGGAGGCGCAGGCGGCGCAGATACGGATGGCGTCGTTCATCACCACGCTCGAAGACGAATGCGCGGAGACAGTGGGCGGCGACTGGCGCGAGAAGCTCGATCAAGCCGCCGTCGAGCGCGAGTACAAGGTCGCGAAGGGCCTGCCGCCCGATCTCGTCGTGCAAATGTCGCGGCAGGTGCAGGAGCACCCCGTCGACGACACGAGCCCGGGCGCCGCCTCTGCGGACCCGCAGGGCACGCCGGACGAAACGGCGGCCGCCGCATGACGCTTGATCGACACTCCTCCTGTCGGTCAACTTTCGGGGCGCTTCGGCGCCCCGTCCTTTTCGGGCGGCGCGCGTGAGGCTCCTCGGCCTCGCGACCGCGCTGTACAACCGGCCGCTGCTCGTCACGCCTGACCGCGCCGCCGAGATCGAGCGCGCCTATCGCCTGCACGAAAACGCGGACGGCCGCGCGGCGCTGCTGGCGCCCGCCGTCGAACATCCCACACCGCGGCACGAGCTCGCCACACCAGGCGGCAGCCGCACCGATGCCGGCTATTACCGCACCGCCGACGGGGTTGCGATCATCTCCGTCGTCGGCACGCTGGTGCAGCGCGGCGATTCGATGGATGCGATGTCCGGCCTGCTCTCGTATGGGCGCATCGCCAGCATGCTGCAGGCCGCGCTCGACGATCCGCGCACCGACACGATCCTGCTCGAGATCGATTCTCCCGGCGGCGAGGCGAACGGCCTCATGGACCTCGCGGCGAAGGTGAAAGCGGCCGGCGCGAAAAAACCGGTGCACGCCATCGCCCTCGAGCAGGCGTTTTCCGCCGCCTACTGGCTCGCGACGTCGGCGTCGAAGATCTACACCCCGCAAACCGGCATGGTCGGCTCGATCGGCGTGGTGATGCTGCACGTCGACCAATCCGGGCGCGACGCGAAGCAGGGCATCGTCTATACGCCGATCTTCGCCGGCGCGCACAAGGTCGATTTCTCCTCGCACGCGCCGCTCTCGGATGACGCGAAGGCGATCGCGCAGGACGAGGTCGACCGGCTCTACGGGATGTTCGTGCAGGCGGTCGCAGATGGCCGCGGCGTGGATCCGCAAGTGGTGCGTGACACCGAGGCCGGGCTCCTGAATCCGCAGGCCGCGGAAGACGCAGGATTGATCGACGGCGTCGCCTCATTCGACGAAACGCTCGCCGCGCTCGCGGCTGAAGCGAAGCAGTCCAGGTATCGCGGAATGCGGGCGGCGGCTGCCGCCCTGCTGGTCGAAGACGGCCGCGACGTTTCTCACTTCTCGCCACTCAACGATGAAAGGATTGACATGGCAGAAACAAGCAAGGCGCCGACGTTCAGCGCCGACGAGGTCGAAAAGGCCCGCGCGGAAGCGCGCGCGGAAGCGGAAAGCAAGGCGAAGGCCGAACGCGACCAAGCGGCGTCCGGCGCGGCGAAAGCAGCGCAGGAACGCGTTGCGGGCATTCTGGGCCATGCCGAAGCGCAGGGCCGGCGGACACTGGCCGAGCACATCGCGTTCAAGACGACGACGTCGCTCGAAGACGCGGTGGCGCTGCTCGCCGCGTCGCCAAAGGATGCGCCCACGAAGCCAGCGAATCCGCTCGCCGACGCAATGGCCGTGGTGCCGAACCCGAAGGTCGGCATCGATGCCGACAAGGATGCGAAGGTCGCCGCGCCGATCGCGGCCAACGTCTATGCGTTCCGACGCGAGTGCGTCGCGAAGGCCCGCGCCGGACGCTAATCCATACAACGAAGGAGCATTTACATGCTGACGGAATCGATCCATGCCGGCGCCTTCCTGATCTCGGAAGAAGACGGCCATATCTCTCGCGACGCGGTCACCATCGTCTCGGGACAGAATCTTGTTGCTGGGGCCGTGCTCGGCAAGATCACGTCGGGCGGCAAGTACGCCGCATACGACAACAACGCGAGCGACGGCACGCAGACGGCGGCGGCAATCTTGTACGCCGCGTGCGACGCGACCGCCGGCGACACGCAAGCGACCGCGATCACGCGCATGGCCGAGGTCAACGGCAAGGAGCTCACCTGGTCGGACAACAGCCCGTCGTCGGACGTGACGGCCGGCATCGCCGATCTCGCGGTCGTTCACATCATCGTCCGCTAATCGCGGCCCCCAGACAGGACCATCATGGACAACGTGCTTGACGTATTCAGCAGCGATGCATTCAGCTTCGTTGCGCTGACCGACGCGATCAACAAGATCCCGTTCGCGCCGAATCGCGCGAGCGTTGTCGTCGACTGGAATGAGCAAGGCGTTCCGGTCACGACCGTCGAATTCGAACAGATCGAAAACGTGCTCACGCTCGTCAACCCGAGCCCTCGCGGCGCGCCCGGCGAAACGCGGGCGAAACCGAAACGCCAGGTCGAGGTGATTTCGATCCCGCACTACGAACTCAATGGCGGAGTTGCCGCTTCTGAGGTGCAGGGCGTGCGCGCCTTCGGCCAGGGCAGTGTCATGCAGACCGCGCAGCAGAAGGTCGCGGAAGTCCAGCTCGTGCAGGCGAACGATCTCGACGCAACGCTCGAGTATCAGCGTCTGGGCGCCATCAAGGGCATCGTGCTCAACGGCGACGGCTCGACGATGGTTAACCTGTTCACGAAGTTCAACGTGACGCCGCAGACCGAAGTCGACTTCAATCTCGATTCGACGGCAGACGACGGCGCGTTGCTGACGACCTGCACGCAGATCGTCCGCGGGGCCGCGCGAGCCTTGGGCGGCACGCCGTTCACCGGCATCTACGCTTTCTGTTCGGACTCGTTCTGGGATGCACTGCTCTCGAACACGGAACGCCGCAAGACGTACCAGGCGCAGAACGCGGCGCAACTGCGCGACGGCGATGCCTTCGGGACGTACAGCTTCGGCGGCATCACGTTCGAGAACTACCGCGGCGGCGTGGGTACGGAAGAGAGCACGGCTTTCATCGAGGCCGACAAGGCGTATTGCTTCCCCGTCGGTGTTCCCCGTCTGTTCCGCACGGTCTATGCCCCCGCGGACTACTGGGAGACGGTGAACAGCGACGGGTTGCCGCGTTACTCGCGACTCTTCCCCTGGGACAACATGAAGGGTGTCGGCATCGATACGCAAACCAACGCGATGTCGTACTGCACGCGCCCGCGCGCGCTGTTCAAGGGCAAGCTGACGTAACCGCTTGACCGGGAGCACGCATGTCGGAAATAAGCACGCACGCGTTCAAGCTGTTCGAGTCCATCGATCAACGGCTTCAACGCATCGAGGCGCTCATGGGGCAGCTCGTGGAAGAGAAGGAACTGCGCGAGGCGATGATGCAGGCCGTCGTCGACATCAAGCAGCACGCGCAGGCGATCAAGGACGCTTTGCCAAGGGCGTAAGTGCGCCGAGAGGCGCTTTTTTGCAATCACTGAAAGGAAAAAGCATGGCCGCAATCGATGATTTCAAAGCTGCCGTCGCAGCGGAAGATACCCTGATCGACCAGGCAGTCGCATTCATCAAGGGCACGCCGGATGTCATTGCGGCGGCGGTCGCGCTGCAGGCGTCCAACGACGATGCCGCGCTCGCGGCATTGCAGGCCGACGTGCAAGCGCACGCGGATGCGCTCACCAGTGCACTGCCGGCGCCCACCGTGACGCCGTCCACGCCAGCGGTCGAGCCAATTCCGACGGCGTAATGTCAACGCAGGCGCAAATCGACGCGCGCAGCGCAGTGTTTGAGGCTGTGCGCGTCGGTTTAAACGTCGCCGCCGGCCAGTGGAATGCGATGGCGGCGGCGCTGAATGCTGCGCTTCCTGCCTTGCGCACGGATGGCGGATCGGACCCGCAGCCCTTGGTCGACGCATTGAACGCCATCGTCACGGTGGCGACGGCAGCGATCACGCCGCTGCACGCCGACATCGATGCGGCGGCGGCGATGGCGGCGAGCGATCCGCCGGCTGCGCCGACCAATCTCGTCGCGACGCTCGCATGAGCAAGCCCGCCCCGAAAAAGGTTCCGGCCGCGCCCACGAACCTCACCGCTGGAGTATCGATGAGCATTTCGCTCGCGTGGTCGCTATCGTCAGGAGCGACGAAGTACACGGTCTATCGCTCGACCGACGGCTCGCGCGGAGCGGCGCTCGGTTCCCTCACCGCACCGCCGTACGTCGATACCACGGCCGTCGCGGGAACGAGCTATACCTACGGCGTCACGGCGAGCAATTCGGCGGGAGAAAGTGCGCTGTCGGTACAGGTGCAGGCGGAGATCCCGGTGCCGGCTCCTTCGCCGACGCCGAGCCCAGCACCTGCTCCGAGTCCCTCGCCGAGTCCAGCGTCCGCTCCGACGCCATCACCGAGTCCCGCGCCCGCTCCGACGCCATCACCGAGTCCCGCGCCCGCTCCGAGCCCGACACCGACACCAGCCGGTGCTTTCGCGTGGTCTAAACTCTCTCCCGCTGATCCTTCCGTTGCCTTTGGTCCGTACGGCTTCTACTTCACGCCGGCCTGCATGTTGCCCGGATCGAAGATTCACCACGTCTGGGGCGGGACGTGGGAGTACGACGTCTCCGGTGTAGCAACTGCAACGCTGGTCAAGCCGACGCCACCGGGTAATCCCGAGAATCACGGCTGTGCCTATGTACCGGCGGAAAACGCCGTCTATTCCGGCGATGGCGGCCCGGATGGTTCGGTCAACATCGTTCCATCGCGGCGCTTTGACGTCGCAACGTCGACCTACGCCGATCTCCCGGCGGCGACGACGGCCGACGCCTGCCTGCTGTATGACCCGGCGCAAAACCGGCTGCTCTCGCTCGGCGGCTGGACGACCGGACAACCGCTGAAAGTGCGCCCGCTCGCAGGCACATGGCAGACGCTGCCGACGACCGTTCCCCCGATCACGACGGAAGCCGCGCGCATGACGTTCCTGCGGGCGAGCATCAGTTCGCAGGGTCGCGTCGGCGTTCTGGCCGACAACGAAGAGCTGTATGAGTGGGACGGCGTTTCGACAGCCTTCACGCTGATGCCGACGACCGGCGCCAAGCCGCTGGCCTACTCGCTGTGTGTGCTGGACGAGATCAATGATCGCTACGTCGCGTGGTGCGGCGCCAACGTCGTCGCGGGTGACAACAGCAATCCGCTCGGAGTTACGTGCATCCTGCCGCGTTCTACGTGGGCTTGGGAAAGCCTCGCGATTCTCGGTCCGCCGAAGCGCAACATGGCGAGCCAGGTCATGCTCGCCGACTCTGGCAACGTGTACTTGCTGTCGGACGGCGGCTACATCGAAATCTGGAAGTTGAGCGGAACCGCGTCAACGACCGTAACGCCTGCGCCCGCCCCTACACCGACAACGACGCCGACAACGCCGACACCGACGCCAACCACCACTCCCGCGCCGACCACAAGTGCGACAACGACGGGCAACTGGACCTCGCGTCCATTGCCGCAACTGAATGTCGATGGTTCACCGAACGGACCGTTCACGGCAGGCTACGAGACGAAGCACGTCTGCGGCGTCAAGGTCACCGCAGCACAGGCCGCGAAGCTCGGATTGAAGCTCGCTGAGGACGGCATCGTGTTCATGGGCGGCGACTACGTCGGCGCGCCGCAGAACCAGTCGTACCGGCAGGAGGTGTGGTCGCACGGACTTACGTCGGGCGTGTGGAATCTGGAATGCGCCTACGATTCTCCCGCGCCCAGACCGATCAACCCGGACGCGATCGGCGTCCACAACGACATCGACCTGCGCGGCCGGATCGCGATGGTTCCCGGCATGATCATGTCGCAGCCGAACGGCGCGGATGCGTGGGGATGGACGGGCGGCACGAACTGGACGCAGCTCACCAACGGCTTCCCCGGAACAGGGATGTTTCGCGGCGGGTGCTTCGACGCTGCCACCGGGCGCTGGATTTCCTTCCGACCCTCGGCAACACTGGGTCATACCTGCCGTGAATTCGATCCCGCGACATGGGCGATGACGGCGGAAACGCCGTGGCCGCAGTTCGCGGGATTGAGTCTTTCCTACGAGCAGGGGCAGCCGTGCATCGTCGGCCGCTACGCGTATTTCCTCGCGAGCCATACCGCCGACGGTCTGACCTACGACGTGTGGGCGCTGCGCTGGCATCTCGATAACCGGACGATCGAGCAGATTACTGCCCCTCCGGTTGCGAGCGTGACGCCGGAAAGCACGCTGCTCGCGGCCTGCGGAACCAAGGTGGTGTTTCCGTACATCACCGGGCCGGAAGGTGTCGTGAACGGCGTTTATGTGCTCGATACGACGACGCTGGTCTGGAGCCTTGACACGAGTCCAGCACCATCGGACCTCGCGATGAACTGCCATATCGCGCTGGGTGACGGAACGAGCTTCATGTGCGGCCGCGCATTCCAGACGCCGCACCAGACCTCCGAGTTCATCTACAGGCCGGCCTGATGATTGCACAGACCGCGTTCCATACCTATCGGGTAATGAATCAGTTGCAGCAGAACTTGACCGGCCTGCAACGCGACATCCGCTCCAACGCCGTGGCGTGGAAGGCGATGGCAACGGCGCAAAGTCCCGATGTCGCGACCCTGGCGCAATTCGCCAAGGACGCGGCGGCCTCGTATGAGACGCGGCTGGGCTGGGTGCTGACGTACAAGAACACGAGCCCGAACTGGCCGGCGGTGACGGCGATGTTCACCGCGCTCGGCGGAAACATCGCGGATGCGACGACGCTGTTCACGCAGATGAAGGCGGTTGCCGATCAGTTGGGCGCCGCGACCCTCACGACCTACGCGCAGATCAGTGCGGCGTGCGATCAGATCCTCGCGGCGGTGCAGGCGCCGGATTCGCTGTGGCCGGAATAGTCACGCAGGAACACGACCTGCCGAATCACCGTGTCGTCTCCATGTGGAGCGAGGCGGGCATCCAGTTTCGTTCGAACCTCCTGCTGGAACCGGGTGCCTCCATTCAACTGCACGCGCACAGCTACGATCACGTCGCGATGCTGTTGCGGGGCGTGTTCGATGCGGTCGAGGTGACGCCGGATGGCGAACGTAAACAGTCGCGCTTGACGGCGCCGCAACGGATTACCATTCCTGCCGGACATCAGCATGGATTCACGCTGCTGGAAGGCGATCTCGGCGAAGTGCTCTGTATGTGGGGTGCGTGATGGCGTTGCCGCAAGGGCTCAATCTGCGCGCCAATCCAGGCTTCGTTACCGACGTCGGGGACGAGTTCTGGGTCGACGCAGGTGGCGCGTCCTATCCAACGACGTCGACGCAGGGCAACACTGTGGGCTGGGAGGTCGCTGCCGGCACGCTCGGGGCGCGCGATCGCAACAGTGGAAACGATCGTCGTCTTGCCGGCATCGATTTCACGACCGCGGCCAAGCAAGACCTGCGCGTTGACCTCCCTTCGGTCGGGAGTTACGACATCCGGCAAGCGGCGGGAGACGCAACCTATTCGCAGTTGGCGAACGTGGAACTTTTCGACGGGTCGGTCAGCTTGGGCGTGCTGTCATCCGGGTCTACCGGCGCCGCTAATTCGTTCAAGGATGCGACGAATGTCGTTCGCACCGCTGCCGCATGGGCCGCGAACAACGCTCCGGTTACGAAGACGTTCACGACCACGATCTGCCGGTTCCGCCTCGGCGACGGCGCCAACCTGAACGTGCTGGCGCATGCGCACATCGCGGCATCGGCCGCGTCCGGCCCGTTTCCCCTGCCAGACCGCGGTCTGTTCAAGGATTCGCTGTCTACCCACCTTCGCATGTGAAAAGGAGATTCGATGCGCTACGTGATCAAGAAACAAGGCGAGGGCTATTTCACCGAGATGGGCATCATCGAAACCAAGGCGGTGTACCTCAACGGCAACCTGATGGGACACGAGAACGTGTTCCGCCCGCTGTTCGAAGCGTTCAAGCCGCAACAGGGGTCGCACTTCGACACCGAGCTGGACGCGAACGAACAGATGGCCGACGCACGCTTCGGCGGCCCGGCGTCATTCGCCGATTGCGTTGTCGAGGCCACCGAAACGTGAGCGCCTGATGGGCGCACGCTCCAGCCGCCGCGTGCGGCTTTTTTATCGCCGCATTTCCCAATCGAAGGAGTAATCGAAAATGTTCATCGGCCCGGTCTACATCCTCACCAACAACGGCGTGTCGATCTCGACCGCGATCTCGGCGCTGCAATGGAAGCCCGGCACCAATGGGCCGATCGAGGTGCTGCGCGCGGCGCTGACACAGGCGACATCGACGACCTCGACGCAAGTCGCGGCGGGACTGATCCGCAAAAGCGCGGCGGCGACGGTGACGCTCGGCGTCGCCGGCACGCACCTGCTGAAGCAGAACCCGGTCAATCCGGCGTCGGATGCCTCGCTCGGCACGTCGGCAACGGGAATTACCGCTTCGGCCGAGGGCACCAACGGCGAGCTGTCGATCCAGCGCGGATTCAACATCCTCAACGGTTTCGAATGGCTGCCGACGCCCGAAGAGCGCGTGCTCGCCCCGCAGGGAGGCTTCCTGGCGCTCACGTTTCTCTCCGCGCCGCCGTCGGCGACCTGGCACGCGACGATCGTGGCGCGCGAGCTGCGCGGAGGCTGAAACGCGTGGCGGTCGGCAAGCGCTTTCGTCACCTCGACGAAATCTACAAGCGGCGTCTGCTCGCAGACGAGACGCCGCGCCGCGGCGATATCGCGCGCGTGGTGCGCGACCATCATCGCAGCGAGACCGGCATGCTGGTGCGCGTGGTGAACGATCCGCACGAATGCGAGGTGCACTGCCACGAGTGCGGGCAGCGGGTCTACGGCTTCTTCGTCGAGGTCGAGCCGACCGAGCCGATCCTGATCCCCGGCACCGGTCTCGTCTGTGCCGGCCCGTACTTCTATCCGCTCGAGTGGCTACGTAGGGCGAACCCGCACTGATGGGCGTCTATCGTTCCGATCCGCCGGTCAGGCTGTCGCCGCCGCCGCTTGCGCCCTTCGCGCCGGCCGCAGCGGCCTATCTGCAGCAGCAAGGTCCGCGCGCCCTGCAACAGACGCAGTGCTACTTTCGCGACTACCCGGCGCGCGACACGTGGGCGCGTCAGGAATTATTGCCGGGACAAGCACCATTTGCGCCCGCCGCAGCCGCGTTCCCGCCGGCCTTTGGGAGCCGGTCGCTGACGCAGAAGGCGGGGCTCTACTGGCGCGATCCGACCGACCTGTACCTGGCGGCCGCGAAGATCCTTCCGCCGGCGCCGTCCTTTTCCTTCCCCGGCATTGCGCTGCAGCCGGTCGCTCCGCACCTGCGCGAGCCGTCGCGTGCGCCGCAAATCGAGCCGCTGCTGCCGAAGGTTGCGCCGTATCCAACCACGCGTACGACGCAACCCCTCAGCGCAGTGGGGCCAGACCTCGCGAATCCGCTCAACCTCAATTTGCAGTTGCTCTACAACCCGGCGGCATTCCAGGGTGATCTTGTCACCGGCACGCCGTTCACGGCGGACACCGGCAGCAATGTCACCGTCAGCAGTAACGGCGCGAGCGTCGGCCATCAGTTCTTGGACGGGCAGTTCGCGTACTGGCCCAGCTCGATCATTACGGACATCGGAACCGGCGACTATACGGTGACCATGCTTGTTAGGCCAGACAGTTTCTCGGGAAACATTCATAACGAGACGGCGTTTTCGACGGTGGATGCCAGCGATGCCAGCGGCATCCAGTTCAACCTCAACGACGACACGTTCGGGGGCGCCAATCAGTTCGGCGTTCAGGAAGCGACAGTAGGCACGCTGCACAACTCGCCGTCGCATGTGACATTGGCGACAGGAACGTTTTACGTCCTGGCCGCACGGCGGCGCAGTGGCGCCGGACTCATCGACGTAGCTGTGAACGGTTCCTACACAGCCGACGGCGATCCGGGCAGAGCTTTCGAGGGCGGCTCGATCGTACTTGGTACGAATCGCGGGCCCGGTGGCTTGTACGGAAAATGCACGATCGCTTTTCTGCACATCGTTGCGACCGCGGTAAGCGACGCGCAGCTTGCGAGCCTCGCCACCAATCCATGGCAGGTGTTTCCGGCCGCCGACCCGTACGATTTCCTCGGCGTGGCGCTGCCGCCGACCGCCAGCTACGCCCGCGACGCGCGCGAGCCCAGCCGGGTCGCGCAACAGCGCGCCTTGGTCCCCGCCGCATCGATCTTCGCGCCCGCGGATCCAGTCTACAACTTCGCCGGCCCGACGTTGCAGAGCGTAGCCGCGCACGTGCGCGAGCCGCAGCGCGCGCGATGCGACGCGGCGAAGGTCCTGCCGCCGGTTCCGGATTACGTTCTGCCGGCGACGCTGCCGGCGGCGTGGCTGCGCGAGCAGGGCCGCGCGCGCCTGACGGCGGCGCTGCTCACGGCCTCGAGCGACGACCCGTTGCCGGCCGCGAACATCCAGCGTTACGACGCGCGGCGCGAGTGGCCGGCGCTGCGTGCGACGGTGAATTTCACCGCGGCCGCCGACAGCCTGCCGCCATCGACGATCGCGCGCTACGACGTGCGCGAAGTTCGTGCGCTGCCGATCGCGTACGACTTCACGCCTTCGGCCGACACGCTGCCGCCGCTGAGCATCGCTCGCTACGACGTGCGCGAGACGCGCGTGCAAAGCTTGGGCACGACGGTGTTTCCCGAAGCGCAATTCACCTACGCGCCGCCCAACCAGTCCGCCGCCTGGCTGCGCCCGCTCGAGGCGCGCCGCGAATGGACGCCGCTTGCCGCGTGGTTCGCCGTTTTTGCGCCGGCCGATGCGTTCTATCCATTCGCCGGCGTTGCGCTGCAAAGCGTGGGCGCCTTCGCGCGCGGGCAGCCGCAGTATTGGGAGATGCGACCGTTGCAGCCATGGGCGGGATTGTTCGCACCGCCCGATCCGGCATACGTGTTCGCGCTGCCGTTGCCCGCCATTGCAGCGCGTCCCGCGCGCGCGCCGCGCGCATTACGCGTGAACCTCGTAGCGCCGCCGGAGGGCCCCATTCCGGGCGCCACGCAGCCGTTGACCGCGCACCTGCGCGCCGCCGCGCGGGCAGTCTCGCCGACTGCGGCACATACGCCAAGCGGCGATACGGCGTTGCCCCCATCCGCGCTGCCGCGCGCGCACGGGCGAGAGGGGACGTCACCGCGACTCGCGTCTCCCAGCGCGGTCTATGACGCGGCCTTCGTGTTCGCGCCCGTCGTAGCGACGCCGGCAGCGCATCTGCGCGAGCGCGCGCTGCAGGCGCCGGCGCCGACTCGGTCTGCGCCGAGCGAGGCGATTTTCATACCAGCGGCCTCGATCGCCACAGCCTACCTGCGCGACGCACGGCCGGCGCGCCAGGCGCCCACGCAAGTCGCGCCGACGCCCCCGTTCGTGTTCGCGATGGCGCTATCGGCAACGCAGGCGGGCTACCTGCGCGAGCAGGAATCGATCGCCTATGCGTATGCACGTCGCCGCTACGCCACCTTCCTGCGCCGCATCATCGATCCGGCGAGCGTCTGCCTTGCGCTCGCGCTGCCTGACGCCGCTTTGGCAACGGCGCTGCCGGCAGTTGACCTAAGCGCAGCGGTTCCGGCTATCGACGCGCAGGCGGCGCCTCCGAGCGTCGCGCTGGAAGCGGCGACGCCGAGCGTCACGCTCGAGGTAATCGTGCTCGAGGACTGCTGACATGGCGGACGCGACAAGCATCGTGCTGGGTACGGCACCTCGGCTTCGCGCGACGTTTCGCAACGCCGACGGCGATCTCTTCGATCCGAGCGTGGTGCGCTTCAAGGTCAAGGGCCCCGACGCCACTATCGAGACGTTCGTCTATGGCGTCGATCTTGACGTGGTGCGGTTAAGCGTCGGCGCCTACGAGCGCAAATACCTGCCAGCGACGGCGGGCGAGTACTGCTGGCGCGCCGAGTGCGAGGGCGACGACTGGGGCGCGAGCGAGGGCGAGATTGACGTTGACGGCGGATGCTTCGCATGAGCATCGACGACAACGAGGCCGCGGTGTGGCAGACGTTGCAGGACGAAGGCTGGTCGGTGCCGGCGGTGTCGAAAGGGCGCAGCGCCTTCGTGATGTTCGTCATGCCGGGCGGGGTCACACCGAACGGCGCGCGCTCGACCGATTACGAGATGACCTACTGGACCGCCGACCTGCCGACGCTGAAGGAGGGCGACCCGATCACCGTCGCCGGCGTGAAATACAAGGTTCGCGACACGCCCGACGTCACCGCCATGCCGGGCTACAGCCGCACCGGCAACTTCAAGCACGCACTGCTCACGGCGCTCAAGTAGATGACCGGTTACGAGACCGTCCTGGCCTCGATTCTGGGCCGGTTGACGGCTGCGCCGAAAACGTGGGCGGACGACATCCGTCGCGCGCACCTGACGGCGCCTCCGAAGAGCGCGGGACGCGTCGTGCATCTGATCGACGGCGAGGACGCGCCCGACAAGGGCGCGCGGCGCGACTGCACGCAACGCGACGGCGCCTTCAGCCTGGCGCTGTTCGTGCGCAGCGACCTTGGCGTCAGCGCCGCTGACCCGATGAAGATCGAGGTCATGCGCCGTCTCGCGCCGGACTCGGCGCCTTATCCGGACGGCGTCGCCGTGAAGCCGGGACGCGTCGTCCCGAGCGCGAACCTCGCGGACAACGATGCCATTCGCATCGACATGGACTTCACCTTTTGCTATCCGGCCACGGACTGGACGCTATGACGAAAACGTATCGGCTTCTCAAGGAACACCGGGTCGGCAGCATCGTGCACCCCCCCGGCAGCACAGTTGCGCTCAGCGATCGCGATGCCGACTGGCTCGCGGCGCAGGGCGTAATTGCCAGGCAGGTAATCGTGGCGGGTTCAGTGCCACAGGTAAGGCCCGTGCGCCGCCGTTGCGCGGGCTGCGGATGGTAAGTCCCCCTTTTTTCACGTAGGAGCACACCATGTTTTTCCAAGGACGCGGTAACGTCACGCTGTACCCGCTCGATGCGAATCTCCTCATCGACGGCCCGCCCATCCAGTTCTGCACCGACACCTTCGTCGTCACACCGAATGTCACGACCTTTTCGCACATCAACATGTGCGGCGCGGTCGACGTCGAGGACGCGCGCGGCATCAAGAGCCAGGCGGTCGACGTGCAGATGACCACCGCCAGCGTCGAGGACAAGAAGTTCGCCGTCGGCGTGTTCGGCACGGTCAATGCCGCGGGCTCGCCGGGAACGGTCACCGGTGAAGTGCTGCCGACCGGCATGGTTGACGGCGACGTCTGGTTCGCCGGCGGCAAGACGCGCCATCGCGCCCTGACAGCGGTGGTCATCACTGACAGCGCTTCGCCGCCGGCAACGCCAGCGTTGACCACGAACTACACGGTCGATGCGGCGAGCGGCAAGATCACCTTCGTCGACGTCGCGACCTTCGTGCAGCCGTTCGTGCTCGCCTACGGCCACACGGACCCGGCGTCGGTGTCGATGATGACGGCGGGGCAGAAGGAGTATTTCTTCAACTACGAGTTCCTGAACCGGCAGGCGTCGAATGCGCCGGGCAGCCTCGAGCTATATCGCACGCGCTTCGACCCGGCGGCGAATCTGGATTTCCAGTCGCCCGAGCTGCAGGAGATGGACCTCAAGGGCTCGTGCCTGGCGGACACGTCGCGCTCGAACACGGACACGGTGCTGGGCCAGTTCGGGCGCCGGATCCTGTAGTTGATTCCGTTCGTTTGCGATCACCCGGATCGGATCGGGGCGCGCATTTTTCGCGTGCTCCGCTCCGATTGTTCCTGCTGCACGTTCTGGCGCGGATTCGCGCTGGGCGTCACCGTGGCCGGCATCGCAATGGCCGCGGGACGCCTGTTGTAACGGAGGATGTATGGATGGTGAAACCGAGCTGAGCGACGAATTCGCCGACCTGGCGCAGCCCGACGACGTCGAGGTTGGCGTCGGCAAGCACGTCTTCAAGGTTCGCCATTTCGGCGTGCGCGACCTGCCGCTCGCCGCCGCCGCGGTGAAGATTGCCTACGCGGCGATCCTCGATGATGCGCAAGCCGAGGCTGCGCTGGCGGCCAACGTCGAGCAGATTGTGCCGATCATCGCCAGTGCAATCGGATTGCCGGCTGCCACGGTTGCGAAGTTCCGGGGCGACGTGAAGTTGCAATTATTCGGCGCGGTGCTGCGGGTGAATCAGGGTTTTTTCGTCCAATGCTTCGCGATGAAGTTCGGGGAAGGAGCGAAGCGGGCGGTCGAGATGGGGAGCGGCGGCGGAGCTGGGCCGGCGCCATCCAATGCCTGAAGGACCGCGGGCACCCCGAGTGCGAGCGCTACACCCCGGCGCGGTTTTTCCGGTTCCTGCACGAGATCGACGCGAATGAGATCGATCGCCAGGAACAGCGCGCGTTCGAAACGCGCATGGCGCACGCGAGCGATGATTCCTGGAAGACTTGGCGCAAGCGCCTCAACGCGCTGCGCAACCGGCTGGGGCCGCGCCGGCCCATGGTGCGCGCGCATGGCGACGGGCTAGAAGATGGCCGCTGACCGCACGTCTTCGTTCGTCCTGACCTTCGACGGCGAGGCGGGAACACTCAATTCCGTCCTTGCGGCCTTCAAGGCGCAGATGAAGAGCGACGTCGCCGAGCTCGAGTCGATCACCGGCAAGGTCAAGTTGTTCGAGGGCCTGCAGCAGCAGCTCACGACCGCGAACACGGCGTTCGATGCGTCGAAGGCGAAGGTCGACGAGATCGCCGCGTCGATCAACATCAACCTGGGCGGCGCGACCAAGGAGCTGCAGACGCAGCTCGCCGCGGCGACCAAGGAGATGAACAACGCCGGCCGTGAGGCGGCGAACACGCAGAGCAGGGTCGACAAGCTCGCCGCGCAACTGAAGGCCGCGGGCGTGAACACTTCGCAGCTCGCATCCGAGGAAGTCCGCCTTGCTGCGGCGCTGCAGGCGGCGAATGCTGCGGCGACCAATCAGGCCGCACAGCAGACGCTCGGTCTGAAGACGCTGAAGGATATCCAGCCGGCGATCAACCAGCTCAACGCCGCCTACAACACGCTCTCCGTCTCGGGCACGCTGTCGACCAAGGAACTCGCGCTCGCGCAACAGCAATTGCAAAGCAAGGTGACCGACTTGCGCAACTCGGTCACCGGCGTGGCGACGGCGGCGCGCGCGGGCACGCCGGACTTCGTCAACTTCTTCCAGCGCTCGCTGCTTCCAGCGCTCGGCATCACCGCGACGCTGGCCGGAGTTACGGCCGGCATCAAGGAGGCGATCGCGGCGGCGAACTCGTTCACGCAGGGCGTCGCGGAAATCGGCACGGTCACCAACCTCTCAAAGGCGCAGCTCGACAGCCTCGGGCAGGGCGCCCGCGATCTCGCGCTGGAGCTCGGCATCGACGTCAACGGCGCCGTCAAGGGACTGTTCGACCTCATCCGCGCCGGCGTGCCGCCGGACAATGCGCTCACGGTGCTGAAGGTCGCGGCCGAGGCAGCGAAGGCGGCGCTGACCGACACTGCCACCGGCGTCAAGGCAGCGAACCTGCTGATTGACTCGTTCGGCGCGAGCCTCGACGACCTGCCGCTGCTGTTCGACAAGATCATCAGGGGCGCGCACGACGGCGGCGCAACGCTCTCGGAATTCGCGGCGTCCGGCGGGCAGCTGCTCAACGTGGCGCGGGCGGCGGGGATTTCCTTCGACGACCTGCTGGCGACGCTGACGGTGCTGGTGAGCAAGAGCGGCAACGCCGAGAAGTCGATCGGCGATCTCACGAAGATCATCGCCAAGCTCGACACGACGACCGTGCGCGACAAGCTGCGCGAGCTCGGCATCGAGGGCGACAGCCTGGCGAGCATCTTTCAGCAGATCGGCGCGCGCGGGCTTTCGCTGCAGGACGTGCTCGGCTTGGGGCTCACCGGCGCCGGCATCAAGAGCGCGGCCAGCCTTGCCACGCTGGTCAACAACAGCAAGTTGCTGCCCGCCGAACTCGACAAGATCGCCGCGGCCGGCGGCGATGTGAGCAAGTCGCTCGCGACGCTTGCCGACACGCCGAAGGAGAAGATCGACAAGCTGGAGGCGTCGATCCATGACCTCGGGATTTCGCTCGGCGGCGTCGCGACGATCGCCACGCCGGTGATTCAAGGGCTGACCGCGTTCGTGAACGCCATCGCCAAGCCGAACGCGAGCCTCGATCTGCTGGCGCAGAAGGAGCAGGCGGCGGCCGCGGCGAGCAAGAGCGCCGATGCCGAGACGAAGGTTTGGGTCGCCACCCTCACCGGCATGCAGCTCGTCACGCAGTCGGCGGCGAAGGCGATGGACGCAGCCGACGCGAGCGCGGCCGCGCTGGGCGCGGGAATCGCAAACGCCGCCGACCGGGCGAACAAGGCAAGCGCCGATCTGACCGACTTCAGCGCCCGCCTGGCCGCTGACATCACCGCCATCCAGCAGGCAAGCGCGCGCGACATCGGCGATGTGACGACGCGCGCCGATGCCGCGATCGCGCTCCTCGATAGGAGCGTGCAGGCGACCGCCGCAACTGCCGTGGCGACGCTCGCCATTCAGACGAAGGCGAATACCGACAAGCTCGCCGTCATCGAGAAGGGCGAGAAGGACATCACCGCGGCGATCGACAAGGAGGTCGCGGCGCGCACCGCGCTCGCGCGCAAGGAAGGGCTCGACGAAGGCAAGATCGCCGCCGACGCGGCTGCCGCGCGCATCACCGCGCTCGGCCCGGTGCTGGCGCAATACCAGGCGTTCTATGCGAGCCTGATCGCGCAGGAACAGGATTACGCGAGCAAGCTCAACGCGAGCGACCAGGCGCGCATCGAGTTCAACCGTGGCGTCGAAAAGACGCTGTTCGACATCCGCCTGACCGGGCTGTCGGTCTTCGATCAGTACGTCGCCAAGGCGGAAGAGGCCGACCGGCTGATTTCTCTGGCGCGGCAGGCCGGGGTGAACGGCGACATCGAGGGCGCGAAGAAATTCACCGACGAGGCGATCGCGCTGGCCGGCACGCTGCGCAAGACGACCGACGAGAACGGCGTCGTCATCGTCACCCAGACGCAGGCGCAACAGCAGGCGATCGACATCATCACCAAGGCGCAGGACGGGCTCAATGCCGCGTTCGATCGCCAGAAGGCAGCGGCGCTCGACGGCGCCGAAGCGACGCAGAAGAGCATCGCCGTCGTTGCGACGAAACTGTCCGACCTGCAGGGGCAGTACGACGCGCTGAAAAAGACCGTCGCCGACGGGCTCGCAGTGCGCGTCGACCTCGACGAGGCGAGCGTCAGCAACGCCCTGTCGGTGCTCGACGACCTGACGCGCCCGCGCGAAGTGATCGTCACCGTGAAGACGCAGGGCGGCGTCGACGTTACGACGCCAGGCGGCGTGACGACGTTCCCGGCGAACGATAGCGCCGGCAACACCGGCGACAACACGAGCCAGGGCTTCAATCGCGGCGGCCCGGTCAATTTCTTCGCGCGTAGCGGCTACGCGCAGCGGTTCATCCCGGCAGTTAATCCAATCACGCCCTACGCAATGGGCGGCTCAGTCTTCCGCGGTCCGAAGGTTCCCGGCACCGGCAACACCGATACCTATCCGACGCGGCTCAAGGCGGGCAGCTTCGTCCTCCGCAAGGCGGCGTCGTTGCACTACGGCGACGCTTTCATGAACAGCATCGCGCGCGGGTATGCGACGGGCGGCTTCGTCAGCAAGGTCGGGCCGACAGGCCTTGTGTTCGTTCCGTCGAGCACGGGCACTCCCAGCGGCGCAGCGGCGACGACGCCAGCGCTCTCGGGGAGCGTCTACGATCAGTTCTACGCCGACGCGCAGAAGGACATTGCCAAGCACGGCGACGGCTATTCGAGCCTGACGTTCAGCGACACCGTCGGCGCGCCGACGCTTCCTACCGATCCGAAGGCCAAGGAAAAGGCCGTTTTCGATTACATCTTCAAGGTCCGCGAGCAAATTCGCGTCGATCGTCCCGGGACGTGGGACATGATGGTATCGGCGTTGAACAGCGACATCGTTCGCTATCAGCGCACGAAATCCGACGCGGACCTCGACGTCGTCCTGACCCGCGCGCGGAACATCGGGCTGAATCTCGGCTTCTCGCGCAACGAGCACGACGGCTTCGATGTCGATGGCCGGAAATACCATCCGGTCGCGCCGGCGAGTCCGCCCCCCGGATTGGCCGACGCGGGACGCTTCTTCGATTACGAGTTCTACGCGAAGGGCGGGGCGCTGAGGCCCAAGCGCGAGCCGGCAAGGACCTACCCCAGCCTGCCCGCCGTTCCGGCCCCGCCACGGCATTTCTACGCAGCCGGAGGGCCATCCTCGGACACGATCCCCGCCATGCTGACGCCGGGCGAGTGGGTCGTTCCGAAAACGACGGTAGATCGATTCGGCGTGGGCTTCTTCGCGCGGCTCAATGCGATGGCGCTGCCGAAGCTCGACCTCGCGGCCATGATGGCGCCACCGATGCGCCACTTCGCCGAGGGCGGCCTGGTCGGCGATGCGCCGCGCGCGAGCTACGCGAATGCGCCCGCCGCCGCCCCGAGCTCGCTCACCGTGAATCTCAACGCCAGCGCGCAGGACCTGTTTTCGAAGGCCAACGTGCAGCGCTTCCTCGTGCCCGTGCTCGAGGACCTGCAGCGGAAATCCGCGCGCCGATGAGCGCTCCGCAGCGTTTCCTCGCGAATGACCGCAATCTCATTCGCACGGCAACGCTGACGCCGTCGGCCGTGCAGGCGGTCGCGAATGCCGTCATCGAGACGCCGCTCGCCCGCGCCGGCTCGGCGCAGCTCAAGCTCACCGGCTCCTATTCCGGGATCGAGGACGCGACCTACGATTTCCAGATCGAGGATCTGGCTTCGGGCACGAAGCTGATCTCGCAGCCGGTCTATACCGGCGTTGGATCGGAAACGCTCGCCAACGTCGCATCGACGACGGCCGCGCAGGATTTCACGCTGGAGTGCCACAGCGCCGGGCAACCCGCCGTCGCGGCCGCGGTGGAGATCGAGGGCGTGAGCATAGTCGCCCGGGCAGGCGGCGTCGCCGGCAATGGCATCCATGTCAACGTCGACGTGTCCGGGCTCGTCTTCACCGCCTCGAACTTTTCGCTGATCGAGGCCGTGACCAAGGGTGCGGGCGCTGACGCGTCGCCGCTGATCGGCCCGCAGTACGATTGGGATACGGCGGCGATGGGCGCCGATGGTCTGATCCCGTCGACCGCGCACCGCTTCGCCTTCGAAGGCGACGAATCGAACGTGTACGTCGGCTACAAGAAATTCGTCGACAACGCGTGGCAGTACTTCACTGTTCCGGGGCTGCTCAACGATTACGCGGCTGGCACGCGCGTACTGTTCGTCAGCGGTTCCTACACGGTCTCGATCATCGACGACGGCGGCTCTCCGCCGGTCACGGACACGCTCACCGGCGTCGTCACCGTCTACGATTTCCTCAACGCGGTGAAGACGACCTCGACGCTGTGCGATGTCGACGGCGTGATCGCCAACGACCGCAGTCCGACCGGCCAGGCGGCGCGCGAGTTCGCCTTGCGCACGGAGGCGCGTGCACTGCTCTCGACCGGCGAGGGATCGAAGGCCGCAACCGGATTTATCGACATCACCGTCGAGCCGGACGCGAATACCGAGCTCGTCACGGCGGAATGCATTGCCATCGATTTCAAGCTCGATCCGCAGGCGTTCGTCGGGCATGAGGCGTGGACGCTGAAAGGCTCCGTGTCCGGCGTGCTCGGAACGATCTACACCGACGAGCCGTTCGCGGGCGCCACGTTCGGCCTCACGATCCCGCAGAAACTGCCGCCAACGACCGGCAATTCCGCCGGGCGCTTCTCGCTCTCCGGTGTGCAGTACGCGTCGCGTGACGCAGGCGGCAGCGAAGTGGAAATCTGCTTCGCCGGCAAGCTCGGCCCGAACGCGGTCGATCAAACGTTGACGCTCGTCTATACCGCCCGGCCGCCGGAAGGCTGCAATTGCGAGTCGATGCCGGTTCCTCAACTCAACACACGCTGTCTCGGCGGCGCGGGGAGTGATACCGCTATGGGCTATTCAGCCGGTGCGCAGACGCGCATCGATGATCTCTACGATTGGGTGAGCAGCCTTGCCGGGAAGGTGACGCGGTATGTCGCCGGAAAGGGAATTCCTCCCTATCCTGCGACGACGTTTCCACCCGACTCGGAAACGGCGAGCGCAACGGTGAGCGGTGATGGCTTTTCCTCGACGAAGACATTTTCCAGCTCCACGCTCACCGGCGGCACGGATCTTCTGACGGTGGCGGATATTGTCGACACCGGCTATGCCGACGCGGCGCTTCCCGCGGGCTTCACGGCGCTCGTCGATCAATTCGATTCCACGCTGCAACTGATCGATGCGCTCGGGACGGGCGCCCCCCAAACGGCGGGCTTCACGGCGTGGGACGACGCGCTTACCGCGATCCAGGGCGATCTCAACGATTCGGAACTTTCTACACTCGGCCATCGCCTCGCTTCGGTCGCATCCCTCAAGTATCAACTCATGCTTCGGCGCTCGCTCGCCGCAGCGGGGATATCGCCGCTGGGAAAATCTAGTGCCAGCACCCAAACATCCGGCGACGGGTGCTGGCAGGATTACGGTGACGCGTTCTACTGGAAGGTCACCGGCACGGATGGCGAATACGCGCCGGCGTTCACGAATCACGCATACTGGTCCTCGCGCAAGAACGACGCCGGCGTCTATTTTTCGACGAAGGAATTCGCGTTCATTCTCAACGTCAAGTGCCCGCAGAATCTGGTCGTTGGCGACACGGTTACGCTCACCATCGGCAACGCGGCGGCACTCGGCACCTATCAGGTCGGCGATATCCTGAAACTGCCGCTGATTGCGGCGGCAGATCAGTTTCTCGCGGGCGGCATCGACGCCAACGCCATCCAGAAGTGGTACGTGACCGGCTCGGTCGACGGCGCCTTCGCCGTCTATACCTTCGATCCGGGCAGCCCGTCGACCTACTTCAACGGCGGCCTGACGCTGAAGCTCGTCATGGGCGGCATCGATCCGGCGGCGGGCGACACGTTCCTGTTTTCGGTCATCGGCGCGCGCTATAAATGGCGCAAGAATGGCGGCGCATACTCCGCGGCCGCCGAGATTCCGAGCGGCGCGACGGCCTTCGATTCCGGGCTGTCATTCACGTTCATCCCCGGCGCCGAGCCGAGTTTCGTCGCCGGCGACACATGGACCTTCCGCGCGCTGCAGAAGTGGGCCGTTTCAAACCTCGCCAAGCCGGACCGCAAGCGCTGGTTCCCGGGTGTTGCGACGTCAAACGTCTACGCGGAATTCGCTTCCGTGCAGACGCTTGACGCCGTCGGCATCGCGCTCCACACGATTCCTGAAGGCGCATCGATCACCCTGACGGGCGGGAACGTCCTCGCGGTGCAGGACTGGTCGGAAACAATCGTCTGGCAGGCCGGCGCGATCGTGCAGTTCCTGTCGCAGCTCCGCACGGCCCTATGGGTGCAGTTGAATCTCGCCACGGCGGACGCCTCGAGCATCGGCTGGCTGTGGGTCGGCCAGGCAGCGACGACCGCGCTATCGGCCGACGTGACGCTGAAGCGCAACTATAGCGTCGTGCGCGGCCAGGCCGGCGGCCTGTATCAGGGCGGGGCGTTCCTCGGCAAGTCGGTCAGCGCGACTGTGTCGTGGCAGGAAGGGTCGCTTACCGAGGCCGACGCTGCAATGCTGTCCGGAAGCCTCGATTACGTGAAGTCGAACAACGACGAGCCGATCCTGTTCGTGCCGCAATTCACGCGTCCCGCCGACGTGCTGCTGGCGCAGATCGTCGAGGACGAGATCCCGCTGCCCGACGTGTTCGATTACAACCCGAACGTGGATCGGCCGCGCGCACTTTCGGCCTCGCTCACGCTTCAAGGCGTGTGGACCTGACGATGGAACTGCGGCTCTACATCGATCCCGATGCGCCGCTCGTCTTCGTCGCGCCGACCGTGCTGCCCGCCGATGCGCCGGACGCCTACCCGTGGCTCACCGATGTCGGCGATCTCGTCCTGCAGGCGCGCACCGGCACGGTTCGCGGCGCCTTTTCGGATCAGAGCGCGAACGTCACGGTGACGCTCGACAACAGCGGGCGGCAGGCGTCGACGCTGATCGGGCAGCCGCTGCGCGTGCGCGCCGAGATCGAAGACGACGACGGGCATCTCTACTTCGCCGGCATGGTGCAGACCATCGATTACGGGACCGTCGTCGCGCTTGATATCGGCGCCTGATCCCCTCCATAGAAAGCCATCCCCATGACGGCAACGGTCAGCTTCTACAACAACTGGAAAGCGGCGGTGGACGAGGCCGTGCTGCGCTCGGCGACTGTGAAGGCGACGCTGCACTCGTCGAGCTACACGTTTTCCGCTGCGCATAGCGTCTATGCCGATCTAACGAACGAGCTCGCGACGGCGCTCGGTTATACAAGCGGCGGCGCGACGCTCGCGAGCACTACGTGGGGCCAGACGGGAGGCACGGCGACCTTCGACGCGGCGGATACCGTGTGGACGGCCTCCGGCGGCTCGATCGTGGCACGGCGCGCAGTCCTGCGTGTGGTCGGCACCATCAACGGCCAGGTCGATCCCCTGATCCTGTCGATCCTGCTCGACGCGACGCCGGCCGACATCACCTGCACCGACGGCAATGCGATCACGCTGATCTGGAACGCGCTCGGGATATTCACTTTGGGCTAAAGCCGTGGCGATCATTTACGTTCGCTCGACTGACGGCAACAACGCAGACAACGGCTCGACATGGGCGCTCGCCAAGGCGACGCTCGCCGGCGCCGCAGCAATAGACGCCGCCGGCGATACGATCTACGTCTCGCAGGTGCATTCGGAAACGACGGCTGCCACGGTGAGCCTCAACTGGGCCGGCACGCAGGCGTTGCCGACGAAAATCATCTGCGCCAACGACGGCGCGGAGCCGCCGACCGCGGTCGCGATCGCCGGTGCGATGGCCGTGACCGGAGCCGGCAATCAGATCGGCCTCAACACCGGCTCGGTCTACTTCTACGGGCTCAACTTCGCCGTCGGCACGGCGGCGAACTCCGGCAACATGGTGCTCGCGACGGTGCTCTGGCACCGCTACGAGAAGTGCACGTTTTCCAATCTCGGCAACCAGGCGGCGGCGTTCACCACCGGCGGCGGCTCGTCGACGAAAATTCTCTTCGAGAGTTGCGATTTCAAGTTCGCGACGACGGCGCAGCTCTTCCAACTGGCCGGCGGCACAGCCAAGTTTCGCGGCGGCTCGGTGCTTTCTGGGAGTGCCGCGAACGTCGTGATGTTCGACATTTCCTCGGACGGCGCCCTCCACGTCGAGGGATTCGATTTCAGCAATTGCGCGCCCGCCATCAATCTAGTGAAGACTACGGGCGGAACTGCCGTCGTGTACCAGGCGCGCTTCGTCGACTGCAAATTGCCTGCGTCGTGGTCGGGTACGCCGCACAGCGGGACGCCGAATGCGATGTCAGTCGTCGAGATGATCAACTGCAGCGCTGGCGCCATGAATTACGCTTACTGGCGCAAGGTCTATGCGGGCGACATCACCCACGAGACGACGATCGTCAAGAGCGGCGGCGCGTCGGACGGCACGACGCCGCTATCGTGGAAACTCGTTTCGAACGCGAATGCGATCTATCCGCTGATCGGGCTCGAGTCCGAAGACCTTTACGCGTGGAACGATACCGTCGGCAGTTCCGTGACGGCGACCGTCGAGATCGTCACTGACAACGTTACGCTCAAGAACAACGAGGCGTATCTCGAACTGTTCTATCTGAGCAGCACCGGAACGCCGATCGCGACGCGCACGTCGAACAAGGTGGCCGACGTGCTGACGACGGCCGCCAATCAGTCGGCTTCGACCGCGACCTGGACGACGACCGGGCTCACGACGCCGGTCAAGCAAAAGCTCGCTGTCACCTTCACGCCGCAGATGAAGGGTTACGTCATCGCGCGCGTCGTGCTCATGAAGGCATCGACGACGATGTACGCCGATCCCGTCATGACGCTCTCATAAGATGGCGCAAACACAGCTTCCCGGCGGCGGGTATTTCAACGCCGGCGTAGCGCGACAGTCGCAGATTCCCGGCAGCGGCTTCCTCGGCGAGGTGCCGGGCGGCGTCAGCATCAACGTTCCGCTCGGCTCTCTGGCGCTTACCGCCTTCGCCCCGACGGTGTTCGTGGGCGACCCGCAGAACATCGCCGTTCCGCGCGCGACGCTCACCCTTGTCGGTCACGCGCCGTTCGTCAGCGTCACGCACGATATCGGCGTTCCCGTCGCGGCGCTGCATCTGACCGCGCACGCGCCACTCGTCTCGGTGGGCGATGGCGCCACGGTGCGCGCGACCACGCCACGCCGACCCGGGCTGCTGCTGACAGACCCGCTGCCGCTCGCGCTCACGTCGCAGATCGGGGCCTTCGCCGAGGCACAGCTGCTCCCGCAGCGCTACGGCGACCTGCGCAAGACCCGCTTCAAGCTGATCCGCATGACGGCGACGAAGTTCATCGCCGCCGGCCATGCAATGGAAATCACGCGCGCGTTCACCGCGGATCTCGAGACGAGCTCGTTCGCGGTGTCCGTTGAGTCGTCCGGGGCGCTCGTCTATACCGTCGTCGAATTCGCTGCACCGGTGCCGATCGGGACCGATTGCAGCGCGTCCGGGCTCGGCAAGCGGCATTCCGTCACCGGCGCATTAATCGAGAATCCGGCCGATATTGCGGTCGATGTGCTAGCACTCGCCGGCCGCGTCGAGCCGTGGTTCGGGCAATTGCGGGCGGAAGCGACGGCGATCGCGCTCGCCGGCAGCTTCGGCGACGTCGTCGCCGTGCGCGACGCCATTGACACCGTCATGAATTCCGCCGGCGCCATCTGGTGCCCGGGCATGGCGCGGCTTTATCCGGTGCCGTTCGACGGCTTCAAGATCGATATCGACGCCACGAGCGCGCATGACCTCACCGTGCAAGCCTCGGCGACGGACACCGCCGATATCGTGCGGCTCTCCTTCGACTTCGATGAGGTCGAGAATCGCAATCAGTCGTTCATCGAATTATCGGCCTCGCCACAGCGTTATGCGGGCAAGCTCATCGACGTTGCCCTGCCGATGCTGCGCAACCCGGCGACGGCGGAAGCCATCGGACGGCGCATCGCGGGCTGGTATGCCGGCGAGCGCTACACGGTCACCTACAAAGGCGACGCTGACGAGTTCGCGCGGCCCGGGACGTGGGCGCTGCTCACGGGTCACCCGCAGTGGCCATTTTCCGACGATCCCTATCTCATGCTGACGCAGACGACGATCAGCAAGCGCGAGAATTTCGTGAGCGTCACCGCGGAGACGTTGCGCAGTTCGCCGACGATCACGATCACGAATCACAGCCTCGGCGGCAACAGCATCGACACCGGCGGTATCGAGGTGCAATTCCTTAATGGCATCGCGACCTTCACCGTCCTCGACAACAGCGACAAGCCGATCGTCGGCGCCTATGTGAGCCTCGACGGTGCTGCGCCAAAGAAAACGAACGGGCAGGGACAGGTCGTGTTCACCACGACGGCCGGTGCGCATGAGCTCGCCGTCGAGGCCGCCGGTTTCCTGCCGTACTCGATTGGGCTGACGCTGTGAGGCTCGCGGTGAAGCTGGTCCCGGCCGGCATTATCCCGCGCGACCCGGGGCTGCGTCTGAAGCTGCAGCGCGCACCGGCCGCGGCGACGGTCAGCGAAACACCCAAGCCCGTGCCGGTCGCAGCATGCACGGCAACGGGCGCGACGGCGATGTTCGCCTCGTTCAACTTCACCGGCAACCTGCCCGATTACGTCTCGGATAGCGGCGCCGTGTTCACGCTCAGCAGCGGCAATACAGCGGCCGACACTTACCTCGTGGAAAACGGGGTCCTGCGCCGGCAGGATTTCAGCGAGGGGCCGGATTCCGGCGGCGAATCGTGGGCGTACACCGATCAGCAGCCGGCGACGACCCGCTTCTACATTGAAGCGACGATCACGTTCAAGGGGCTGCCGAATGGCCCAGACCCGGAATTTTCGGCGCTCTATTTCTACCAGAACGCGACCGCTCCCGGCAATCCGGACGTGCTGTGCGGCCTCAGCAGCCAAGGGCTCGGCGTCGATGCGTCCCTGCTCGGCTTCCAAAATATCGCCTATACAACGCTTCCGAATACGCCCTACGTGATGCGCCTGTTCGTCGACGGCCACGATCTGACGCTGTGCATCAACGGGTCGGTCGTCGCCACCGCCGCGCTTGGCGCCGACCTGACGTTGCCGGTCGGCATCGACACCTTCAACTTCGGTGGCGCGAACAACTTCGCCATCGATGACCTGCGCATCGTCGACGTTCCATGACGCTCGAGCGCGGCTGGACGACGGCAATCTGCGTTGCCAGCGGGCCAAGTTTGACCGACGCGCAATGCGCAATCGCCGACGAAGCGCGACGCGATGGACGCGCCAAGATCATCGTCGTCAACGACAACTGGTGCAAGCTGCGCGACGCCGATGCGCTCTACGCGTGCGACGGGCCATGGTGGGCGATATATGCCGATCAGGTGCGCGTCGGCTTTCGCGGCGAGTGCTGGACTCGCGTGGCGATTAAGGAGCCAGACGGCTCGTACAACACGGTCGAACGCCGGCATCTGGAAGTGGTCGCCGGCCTGCCGTGGCTTGACTGCGTGCCGGTGCTGCGCGACGTAGGGCTGCCGCGCAACGGCGCAATTCCCATGGGCGGCAACTCGGGGCACGGGGCGATCGGGCTCGCATACCTGTTCGGCGCGCGCCGGATCCTGCTCGTCGGGTATGACATGAAGCGCGGAGCCAACGGCGAAGCGCACCACTTCGGCGACCACCCGAAACCGCTGACGCAGGGCGTGCCAACGTCGTGGATTCGCCGCTTCGATCAGATGGCCGAGGACGCGAAGGCGCGCGGCGTGACGATCGTCAACTGCACGCGCGACACGGCGCTCACGCAGTTCCCGCGCATGGATCTGCGCGAAGCGCTCGCGATCGAGGCGGCTGTGTGCTAGTCCACGGCATGCACGGCCTCGGCGACAATCTTCACCAGCGCGCGGTCCTGCGACAACTCATGGCGCGCGAGCCCGTGTATCTCGAAACATCGTGGCCGTGCGCCTATCGGGATCTCGCCGGCCCGCGGCTGCATCTGCTCGCGAAGCCATCGGGGCTGCGCACGCAGGCGAAGAATGCGCGGCGCGAAGCGGCAGCATTTTCTCACGCGCGTCCAGAGGGGCGGTCGGTCCGGGTGTGGTACGCGCCCGACGACGTGCGGCGCCACGGGTCCGTGTTGGCGGCGATGTGCGCGAACACGGAAACGAGCTTCGAAGCCGCCGACTTCCGTCTGCCGGTTCCCGATGCGTGGCGGCAGCGCGCCACGACGTGGATCGCGAAATGGCGACCGACGAAGCCGCTGCTGCTCTATCGGCCGCTCAACGAGCGCACGGAATGGACCGGCTGTCGCGCGCGCAATCCCGATCATGCTGCCTACGCCGCCCTGGTGCGCTCGATCCGCGACCGCTTCTTCGTCGTCAGCGTCGCCGATCTCGATCCGGGGAAGGAGTGGATGGTCGGCGATGACATCGGCGCCGACGTCGAGTGTCACCGCGGCGAGCTCGAGTTCGAGACGCTGGCGGCTCTCGCCGCGCAGGCCGCTCTCGTCGTCTCGTCGCCAGGCTTCGCGATCATCCTTGCGCAAGCCGTCGGGACGTCGTCGGTGTGCATCTTCGGCGGATATGAGAACGCGCAGTCCTTCGCCGGCGGCGCGCGCCACGCGCCCTATCTCGGCATCGAACCCATCAGTCCCTGCCAGTGTTTTCGGCATGACCATGCCTGCGATAAGCGGATCGAGTTTCCCGCGGCGATCGCGCGCCTGCGCGCCTTCACCGACGAGGCGTTGACATGAAACGGCCGTCGATCAGACTCGCGCCAGGCCAAGTCGATCTCACCGGCACCGATCGGCGCTACTTCAACCGCGGCGAGCTCGAAGCGTTGATTCATCTCATTCGCAGCGTCGAGCCGAAGATCGTTGTCGAGTTCGGCTGCAACGAGGGGCGGGCGGCGGCGGCGATACTGCGGAACACGCCGAGCATTCAAAGCTACGTCGGCATCGACGTCCTCTCCGGCTACGTGACGATCCAGAAGTGCCAGCGCCGCGAAGTGCCGGCCGATCCCGGTCGGCTGGTGAGGGCAGACCCGCGCTTTCGGCTGATCCTGCGCAAGCGTGGAAGCTTCGATCTGACGCCGGCCGATCTCCCGGCCTGCGACGCAGCATTTATCGATGCCGATCATTCACGAACTGGCGTGCGCAACGATTTCGCGCTCGCCAAGGCAATCGTGCGCCCGTGCGGAATAATCGTATTTCACGACGACAACGGACTGCCGGTCGTTGAGGTCACCCAGACGCTCGACGAATTGCATGCCGCCGGCGAAGCGATTACGCACGTCGACGATACGTGGCTCGCATTCATGCGAGTGCCGAGCGGCGCCCCGGCGCCGTTTTCATTTCAACCATGAGGAAAAAAATGCCGCCGCGCTCGCTGTTCCACACGCTGGGGGGCGGCTTCGACATTTCGCGCCTGATCGAGCAGATGATTCCGACCGTCCTCATGGGGATCGTCGTTATCTACGCGAATTCGCTGGTCTCGTCAGCGCAGATCAACAACCTCAAGGAACAGGTAACGCATTCGGACGAAGCGCGCGTCTCGATGCAGACGAACCTGCAGCAGACGAATGTGGAACTGGCGAAGTTGAACGCGCAAGTCGTCGCGTTTCTCGGCCAGCAGGTGACCATGAACGCGGCGATGGACGCGCGGGTGACCTATCTCGAGCGTTCGCGCGAAAACGGCGGCGTGACGGTGATCCAACCGCCAGCCTCTTCGACCACGATCCAGCCGCGGCACCGATAGACATGGACGCGGATCGCGCCGATCAAGCATTGGTCGGCGGCGACTCCGCGCGCGCGTCTGCCGACTGCGAAACGTTCATCAAGGGCTGGGAGAAGTGCCGGCTAACGCCCTACCTCGACGAGGGAGAGAAGTGGACGGTCGGTTGGGGTCACCTGATGGCGCCGACCGATGACAAGACCGCATCGATCACGCAGGCCGAAGCCGACGCGCTATTCGATTTCGAACTGCTCCATTTCTCGGACGGGGTTGCGCGGCTGATTCTCATGCCATTGCGCCAGTATCAATTCGATGCGTTGGTGGCTTTTTCGTACAACTGCGGCCTCGGCTCGTTGGCGACCTCGACGCTGCGCAAGCGCGTCAATGGCGGTTACTTCACGGAAGCTGCGGAGTGGTTCGCGCCGTGGAACAAGATCGAAGTACCCGCTGGTAGCGGCAACTTCGTTGTAAGCGTGGGCTTGACAAAGCGGCGTGCCGCCGAGCGCGCGACGTTCGTTTCCGCCGACTACTCTGGTCGGCCGTGAAGGATCAGCGCGAGTTCTGGGCGATGATCCTTTGCGGGTGCGCGATCATCTCTTTTCTCATCTGGTTCCTTGTGGAACTCGTCAAGGATATTTCATGAACTGGCTGCGCGAGGCGATCAGCGACGAAACCGGGCAGGCAGACATTGCGTATGCGGTCATCGGCGCCCTCGCCGGCGGCGCGCTCGGCTCGCTGGCCTTCATCTGCGGCATGTCGGCGATCGCCTATTTCCGCTGTATCCCGCTGGTGAAGCCGGACGTCGTCGTTAATTGCTCATTCGACCCGCTCCCGATGGGGCAGGCTGCGGCATTGATCTTCGGCGCGTTCGCAACGCTCATTGGCGCGCTGTGCGGTTACATGGTGGCCACGCGCAAGCAGCGCTCGTCGCAGCCGGATCAAACGGTGATCGCGAACAGTGCCGTCGTGCATCAGGAAGCCGCGCAACCCGCGCCGGCCGAAGCTGCGACCGACCTCGGACCGCCGACGGTCCAGAAGCCGCGCAAGGGCAAGCGGTGATCGACTCGCTGCAGCGCTCCAATTGCCTGATCTTCGCGGTCAGGCGGTGGATGCGCGAAGGCGGCTACTTCATCGTCCGCAAGTCGCGGCACGGCTGGTGGCCGCACTTCATGTGGGCGAGATCGCTCAAGGGGCTCGCGATCGAGCAGTGGATTCCCTGCCCGCCGAAGAAATGGGACGACCTGCCGCGCTGGCAAAAGATACTGCCCGTCCACGTCGTGCTGTTTCGTGGCCAATTGAAGCGCGACGATGATTGATACCCTCATCAAGTACGCGATCATCGCGGCGATTGTCGGCGCAGTGGTCGCGACCTGCATCGCGCTGTGGGAAAGCTACATCGCCGAGCCGTATCGCATACAGGGCGACGTCCGCACGACGACGAAGCTCCAGCCGCAGATCAATACGCTGTCGAAGCAACTGACCGCCGCGCAGGCCATCAATAACGGCTTGCAGGGACAGTTCGCGGCCCTGCAAAAGTCATTCGCCGATTACGCGCAGGAGCGGATCGACGCGGAAGTCCGGGCTAAGGCTGCGCTCGCCGCCGAGACTGCGCGCGCCGATGCCAACGCTGTCGAACGCGGGCGTCTGACCGCAATCCTCGTTCGTCCCAAATCAACCGAATCCACGGAGATCGTCTGTGCGCGCGCTGCTTCTATTTTGCACGACGTTGTTGATCTCCTGCAGTAGCGTTCCGACCGCCCCGGATTTGGCGGTCGGCAGCGTCGTGACCGTGCAGGCGCCCGTGGGAACGCCGTGCATCAAGGAGGCCGATATTCCCGCCCTTGCGCCGGCCAAGCCGATTGCCAAGGACGCCGATCCGGAGCAATTCGCCGCGTGGCTGAAGCTGCGCATCGACGAAGACGTCAAGCCGTACATCGCGAAACTGCGCGCCGCGCTCGTTGCGTGCTCATCTGGAGGAAAGTGACATGAATGGATACCTGATCACGGCGATCGTTTTCGCCATCCTTGCCGCCGTCGGCATCGCGGTGCTGATTCACCGTCGCAGCGATCCCGCCGCGAAGGTCGAAGTCGTCTCGTCGATCAGCTCATCGCTCGGCAAGGTCGTAAGCGGCGCCGTCGCGTCGCACGTCCGCATGCTGGGCGAAGACATGAAATCGCACGTCGATTCGTGGGGAAAGGCGATCCGCACGGACATTGCGAACACGACGTCGAAGACGCCGCAGCAGCATGCCGCGGACGCACTCTCCGAGATGGCCGGCGATACCGCAGCGCAGTTCGGCGCGCCAGTCCAGCATGCGGACGGCATGACGACGATCTCCCGTTCACCGAATCCCGCCGCGGTCGCCGCGTCCATTGCCGTCCCTCCTCCTGCGGCAGCTCCAACCGAGCCGTCTGCGGGCAGCGGCGGGACCGCGAAGGCGGTCGATACCGTCATGAGCAAGAGCGCGGATGGCAAGACACTGACCATCACGACGCAAGCGCCGTATGTGCCGAACCCGTTGAGCAATACCCCGGATTGGCGCCGGTGGACCGATACCAGTCCCGAAGGCTATCCCGTCATCTACGGCCTCGGCGGCGACGGCCTGCCGGTCGTCGATGCAGCGGGACACGCCATGTCGGCGCTGCTGTACGACGGGAAGACCTTTCCCGATGCCGCCGCGATCGCCGCGTACAAGGAAGGCGTCGCGAAGAATGCCGGCGCCAGCGCGGCGCGCGATGCCGCTGAAGCCTCTCGCGTGCTGACGGGACCGGTGCCGGTTGCCAGCCTGACCGACGAGGACAAGAAATACCTGTGGTGGCGCGTGCGTCAGCCCGGCGCCATCAACTGGTACGTCAACGTGCTTGGCGGCTCGTGGATCGACGTACGCAATGCCCTGACGTGGGTCGATAACGTGCCTGGTCCAGGAATCATGCAGGCGTTCGATCCGGCGGCTTATACGGGTGTGCTCAAGCAATACGCGTGATGCTGTGCTCCCGCACTTTCGCTCCATTCTTCGGCTGTCTCCGTACCCGGACGGGGTGACGTGGTATCTCGACACGGCCCTGGTGTATGTGCGCCGACTGGAGACGATTCGCGTGCCGGCGAATTTCGAGACGGACCTTGCTTCCGTGCCGCGCGCCTTCTACAGCGCGTTCCCTCCGTGGGGCGTGTACGGCGAAGCGGCCATCGTGCACGACTGGCTGTACTGGCACCAGGCGACGACCAGGCCGGAAGCGGACGCAATCTTCCGCGAGGCCATGACGGCGCTCGACGTCCCGCGCTGGAAGCGGCTGTGCCTGTACTGGGCCGTCCGGCTGTTCGGGCAGATGGCGTGGGACAACAACGGGCTCATCGGCAACGCGGGCTATTCGCGCATTCGCACCAAGGCATCCCCGGTCTCGCCGGAGTGGAACCGTTGACGCCCGTCGCCGGGTGCTACCTGCACTTCCGCTGTCCGCAGCACGTCGTCGAGGGGCATTTCGAGAAGCGCGACGGCTTCGAGGCCAAATGCGAAGCGCCCGGCTGCGAGCGCGCGGCTTCCGGCTACTGGTACCGCGGCGCGCAGTACGCAGAACTGAAGGCGCCATGACGGTCGACTCGATCGCCGACCAGTGCTTGCGGCAGGTCATCCTGTACGCGGGCAGCAAGGGCCTGGTCGGCAGCGACCTCGCGGTGCGCTGTCGAAATTACCGCGAGCTCGATTACGCCGGCCGCTTCCGGGTGCAGACCCTGCTCGCCAAGACGCCGGAGATTTCGAGCACCGTCGGCAAGGGCGGCGCGTGGCGGTTCTATCCGCGCAGTCTGGCGCCGCGCGGGGCGTTCAACGTCGGCGACTTCCCCGCAGCAGGCGAGGCGATCATGCGGGCGATCGCGCGGACATAGGCCCGCGCCTCGCTGGCTGTGTACCGTTTTTGTGGCCGCGTGGCGCAGAATTGGCCCGTTTGTGGCCGCTTTTCACCCGGTTGGATATACGGCGCTCCCTATGAGACAAAGTAGACCGGAAAGTTAGGAGGGGGCTGCTCTATCCACTGAGCTACCGGGGCTTTTCACTCTGAATCACGCCGCCTTCCGTTTTCGACTGTGTACCGTTTTCGTGGCCACGTTCTTTTCGGATGGCGGTCGCGCATTATC